ATAGAAAGGATCTGATTCAGTACTGGGCAACTTTGTTTTAGCTGTATTAACAGCTGGTGCATAAGCTAAAGCTTTGGACATGTTTAAGTACTAATTTATAAAAATTAAGCTATTATTAATTAAAAAATAAGGACACTTATTAGCTTTGTTCCAGCATTAAAAACTGATAAAAAAGTTTTGAAAATACGCTAATTACAGTTTTTCATATAGATTTGATTTTTAATAATTTTTTAGTATTATGAAATTTAAAATTTTTATTTAAAAATATTCTTTGAGAAATAAAAAATGTTAGATTTATTTACACCTATTGTTGAAAGCGAAAAACAGCATAAAATTTTTAAATTGTTATTAAATGAAGCAATGTATGCTGAAAGGAATGTTCTATTAGATTGGGCAAATGGATTTGTTGATAGAGATAATAAATTTGTAAAAGAATTCCAAACTACTTTTGAGTCTTCTTTTTGGGAATTATATCTAAATAAAATTCTGAAATCTGAAAATATTGATATAGACTATAAACATCATGCGCCTGACTTTGTATGTAACAAAAATAATTCAGCTTTTTGTATTGAAGCGACAATTGCCAATCCAGAACAAGATGGGTTGCCAGCATATGGTTTTGGCGGTGAATATTTAGATTTTGAAATTGACTTTAAAGAGTTCAATCGAAAATCAATTATTAGAATAGCTAATTCGATTGTATCTAAGGCTCAAAAATTTAAAAAATCATATAAAAATTTATCTCATGTTAATGGCAAACCATTTATTTTAGGTCTTAATTCTTTTGATCGTCCTCATTCCCACTTTATAGGTCATCGTGGTTTAATTGCTGTTCTCTATGGAATTTATCTTAATGAGGAAAAGGCCATTTCCGATAAACTCAACTATTTACCAAGAGAAAGAATGGATTTTATTGAGAAAGATAATGGAGCAGAAATTCCTCTAGGTTTCTTTACTACTTCAGAGTATGAAGATATTAGTGCTGTAATTTATAACCCTTATGCAACTTGGGGGAAAGTTCGAGCATTAGCTGAAGTAACTGAAGCAAATAAAACTACTTTCTTTAACGCACTTTACACTAGGGATGACGTAAGTGAGAGTACATTAATTCCTGATATCCACAAAGGAATTCCTAAAGAAGAATATACAGAATCAATCTTTGATGGTTTATATATTTTTCATAATCCTCATGCTAAATATCCATTCCCTGATTTTTTATTTAATGATCCTCATATTGCTCATTTTAGTGTAGATGATCATGGTAATCTTCTTGAAAGTGTTGGAGAAAAATTTTTACTCTCACGAAGTTTAATTAGTTCATATGCAAGTTCAATGATTCCCGAATAAAGTGAAATTCAAAGACATAATATTTATAAATTTAATTTTGCTGTATCCAACAATCCATAAAAAATACGCTCATCAAGAGCGTATTTTTATTACTTATATTAAGCAGCTAGATTAATACTATTCTCTTGCTCAAATTCATCAATCTTCTTAATGATTTCAGCAGACTTGTTATATGGCATAACAATTTCATCAAACTCATTAACTTCTGAGCCCCAGAATTTGAGCATGATATTCTTGATCTGAGGTTTATCAACGCCGTCGCCATTGAATACATACTTGCTACGTTCAGTTCTGACATAAAGATCGTACTTAGCAAGCTGCTCATCAATACGTAGTTTTCTAGGAGGCATTGCGATATCACGAATTTCTGAAAAGAGGTCTTCAACACTTGTAAGGTGCGTAAAGTCTAATTCTCGTGTTACTGGAACATCATTAGAGCCTGCATGTTTTTCAATAATGATGATGCGAGTAGAAACTGCGGTACCAGCATTTTTAAAGGTTGATTGAGGTAACCAGATTTCAGCTGTCAAAATTGCACCAGGTGTGCTTTCAATAAATTCGTCTACTTTAGAATCCATCGTACCACGTGGTACCAAGGCCACAATCCGACCACCATCATAAAGATGACCAAAAGCCTTCTTGATATGTTGAATTGCCAAAGTGCCAGCATGACCAAATGGCGGATTCATCACAATCGCATGGTACTTATTCAATGATTCTAAAGATTCGAATGTATCAACAATTACTTTAGCACCTGTATTTGCCATTTGAGCACGACTAGCTAAAGACTCAGTCGGTTCAATCATTGTCAACTCTACATCCTGAGGAACAAAACGACCAATAGCACCATCACCAGCACTAGGTTCAAGCACAGAATCGCCAGTGTGTACCCCTGCCCATTCAATCATTTTGAATCCTAGAGGTTCAGGCGTTGCATACCATTCCTTACCTTCGCGGTTATCACGACTTTCAGAACGTTTGCCTTTGGTATAGTAGAATGTGAGTGCTTGATCAAATGGTGTTAACTTAGCAATGCGGGCATTTTCTTCATCATATGCTTTACCGCCAATACCATCATTTAGACTTGGCTCTTCATATTTAGCTTCTTCATAAGCCTGAATTAACGCTTCTTTGATACTTACTACAGCATCAGCACCTTTTGCAAAGTTATCTACTGTTTCTGCGCGTCCAGCAATCGTGTCTGCAAATGCAGCCCGTTCCCATGCAGTACCAGTAGTCAAGTATCTCTGAATAGCATTTGATGCTTGTCCAGTTCGATAGATACGCCCTTCCGTCTGTCTCAACTTGGCTGGCTTTGTTGGTTGACCAATATTAATGAGTACTCGCTGGTGTTTACCAGTTGTATCATGCAAGCTAATCCCAGTAGAACCAGCATCTGACTGCAGAATGAGAATATCGTGCCCGCTATCATCAGTATTAAATAACGCTACATTAGTTTCACGTTGTTGCTTTGAAAGACGGCCATTAAATAAAAGAGCATTAGGAAATGCATTCTTTAAAGTTTCAACAGGTGAATCATAATCAAGATTGAGATTTACTAGATCCGGTCTATTTTCTTTGAATGCATTATATTCAAGCTCAATATCTTCTCTAAGTGGGCTTTCATATTTTTCGATATCAAGCTTACTAATCAAGAAAGGTGCAAAACCACCGCCCTCGTTATAGTCATGAAAAATTACTACTTTACGACCTAATGCTAAGTGCTTTTTCACCATATCAACACAAGCTTCAGCTTTAATAGCTTCTAACAAACGGCGTCTTGCTAAGTAATCAAAGCGTTTTGCAATAATTTCGTATATGTTTTTAAATCGGTTGCCAGTAAATAGCCGATCATATTCTTGCATAGATGCATGACGTCCCCAGCCTGTTGTTGGTTTACCAGTCTGAGCAGCCCATTCTTCAAAAGTTCGTGTTTTGTGCCCTTCTATTTCTTTATAACCATTGCGAAGATAAGTTAAACCTTCATCAATAAGTTCACCAACACGAGAGCCAATTAGAATGAATTTACGATCATAGTCAAAATTTACTTCTAAATCCCGCCCAGACATAGCACCAGTGTTTTTAAGATTTTCGGCGAACTGTCTTTCAAGTACACCTGTATCCACCTTAGCTTCTGGTCGCGTCAACTTACCATATCGCTTTCGATATCCAAGATTTCCCATATAGAAGTGCTCTCGAGCCTTACTAAAGCCTTCAGCTAAATTACCTTGGTCATCAACAGATACTGAAGGAGACATATAATCAAATAAATAGCCTTCCGCCCAATCAAGTGAAAAGTGATAGCTAAATGGCGTAGCAGATAAGAAAACAACTTTGACCTTACTTTTCTGGTGTTTCCAATTCAAATTCCAGATCTTTCGTTGTTCATTTCGAAGGACCTGCATTTTGTTATAAGCGCTTAGATATTGTTCTGTTTCTTTACCATTTTCATCAAATTCTTCAATTGGCATCTGCTCAGCAAACTTATCTTCAAACCACTCACTAAAACCATGCAAATGCCCGGTTAATGCTCGTAGTTTGTTTAATGCTGCAGTTGCTTTACCATCGGATGATTGCGATAGAGTATGGGCCTCATCAATTAAAATCAGATCCCAATGTTTGTGAACCAAACTTTTATTTTGACCAAAATTAGCAAAGGTTGTGACCACGACTGAGTGATCCTCACCGCCATTTTCTTTAATACTTTTTAATTTGTAAGCCTTGATATTTAAAGGGCTTGAGCTTTTGACAAAGTCATTAGCGATTTTATCGTTTAGAGTAACAATTAAAATATTCTTAAGGCCAGCATTGATAAACCGTTTTGCTACACCCAGACCAGTAAAGGTTTTACCTGTACCAGTGCCGTTTGTAAAAAGAATACCCTTCTTATTTTCCTCAATTAACCGCTTTTCAGTTTTTAAAACATCACCACGTTGTGCCGGTTGCAGATATGGCAAAGCTGCGTCAATATTTGAAGCATCGCTCCAAATTGTTTCTACATTATCTGCTTTTAATTGAGCTTCTAGCTTTTCATCTATGGCAGCTCTAACTGATTTAGCAGATTGTACAATTGATCGATCTCTTGCTCGTTTAAGAGATGATCTCTTACCAGATAGTTCACCGCCTCCGCTGCTGTTAATCCGGTTAGTATTGGCTCTACTATTTCCATCTGAAGATTCATTTCTTGGATTTCGGACGCTAGATAAACTTGCATCATCACTTTTTGATAAGCCAGAATTACTGTCTCGGAGTACCCCAATTTCTCCATCATTTCTGATTGCTTCTGAAGCCTCAAATTCATCATTTCCTGATCCAGTTGTAGAAACAATTGGTCCTCTGGATCTGAGACGAAATTCGCCAACTGATTCCACATCTGAATTGGTATTTGATACATGTAAGAATAATCCTTTTACAAGTTGCTGATCTTCTGAAAGAAGAGAGTCTGGAATAGCTTTAAGATGTTTTGAGCGTACAAGAATTTCACCCTGATAATAAAAGGCATAGGGGTCAAACTCTTTAGCTTTGGTTAATTTGATGCCTTTAAGACCAATAACCTGTAGTGTTTTATTCTTTTTAGTGGTGTATGGCTTCAGCTCTTTATCGCAAGCAAAAAGACTGACAATAGTCTCTAGCTGTTCAATAACATTTCTGGAACTGTTATTAAGGTGTTGGATAACTGATTCATCAATGTTTTTGATAGCCTCGTTATATAAGACTTCAATAACTTCATCCAATTTTGGAAAGTCACTTTCTTGACGGGCAAAAGCTAAAGCTTGCTTTGCTACAGACAAGTTAAGTTCTATTTGCTTATGGATTATAAGAAGGAAAAATCGAGCAATATTGCTCTGATAATGCATGAAATCAATCATGTAATAAATCGCAACCAATACTGTGTCTTTAGTGATTGGTTTGAGCTTTAAGATGGACATATATCCCTCAACATAGGAACTTTACATTCCTATGTTGAATGATCGTAAGTATCTAATTTTTAGTAGGTTCCAGATCTAAACTTCTAATTCTTCAAAAAGAATGTCATTAATTTTGTTCCCTTCTTGATTTTCCTTGTCATTACTTTGATCAATTTTAACTTTCAAAGCACTGTGGAAACGTTCAGCCCCCTCTTTCGTTAATCGAATTATTTTAGGACTACTTGAACTGCTGGAATCTACCAAGGAATCGTACATTTGCACACTAATGAAATCATCACCAAGCACTTGTTGTGCATATTGGATAGCATCTTTTACACTTACTGGTTCAGGTTCACCAAACAAGCCTACATTACTACTATCTAAAGCCTGTTTCTCTGCAAATTCAGCTAATGCTTTAAATAACATACTCATTTTTTTTGAACTGCGGCTATTCTTGGCGAGAAATACGGCGAGCTCAGCAACACCTTCTCCTAGATCCTCAAAAAGCCCTTGCTGCTTTACAAACTCAACAATATCTTGATCATTTTGCTTTGCAGATAAAATTGTATTTGCTGCATCAATAATTGCATTAGCAACACGTTGATCAATGGCTTGCTCCATTCCATCAACGATTTGATCTGATATATCTTGAACATTTCCACGACTTATAGCTTGCGCTTCAATAAATTTAGGCGCAGCAACACCAAGCGCATTAAGCATATTTTGAAGATCTGGTTTTGTATGATCAGCCATCATTTCTAGCAAACGATCATCATTGTACGCTTTACTAAAAATTGCGGCCTTGATTCTGTTTATCAGTGCTTGTGTTGGTTTTTTATCTTTCGTTGTGTACTGGGCAGCTTCTGTATCACCTAATTTACTTAAAAAACCTTGAATAAACTTTTGATTACTTACTGCTAATAAATCGCCATCTTCACTCGGATTAAAAAGTGCCAGTAAATTCTCATCTAAACGTTTAGCATCAGCTTTAGCACGTTCAGTTGCTGTAAAAGACAACTTATCATCTTGGTTAGCATCTATTGCAAATTGAGCTCTATCAATCTCGGTTGTACGAATACGTATCAAAATCGGTTGAGCTATTGCTTGGACCTGCTCACTACTAAAGCCAAAGTAATCGGCTTCATCAATCAACCATTGTTTATACTCATCTGCGGTACCGCGCTCATAGGCAAGCTTGATAGCCATTGTTCGACCATTTCCTGATTCTACAACTAAATCATCACCAGTTATCGGTGCTCCCGTGTCTGCCCGACCTGAGCGGCCTAGGCTTTCGGGGTCTAAATCATTAGCAGTTTTCTGTACCCATGCTTGTGAGGATTCACGACTACGATCTCGTGGCTGCAATTCTTGCGGATAATTAGGGTTTTCCGCACCAGTTGCTGTATGAGATGCAATTACTTGATCAATATCAACTAAAGCGAATACAGTAGAAATCTTTTGTCCTTTGGCTGTTTTCACATTATTAGTTCTACCCTTCAAAAGCCCAGTAAAGGGCTGTTTAGGTTTAAAGAAACTAATCATTTGATCAATTACAACTAATGGATTCTTAGCAATATCTTGAGTAGAAATTAGATTTAAAGTTGTCATTAGATATTCTCCGCTTCCATTTTTTGCACTTGATTCAAGAGTTCTGTCACCGCTGGAATAAGAAGTGGATCATTTAAGTCTTTTTCTGCTTCATCTCGAATTTGCTCTAATAACTCAAGATTAACTTTAACCTGCCCTTCAATTACTGAACGGTAAAGTTGATTACCTTCATCATTTGTCGTACTAGGCTGAAGACCTTCAACTTCTGTCGGAGCATTGAGTTCTTTAGATTCATCATTATCTGAATTTTGGGCTGGCTCTTTATTACTGAGGCGATCCGCTAAATGTTCATCTGCCCATGCTCTTGAATATTCATAAAATGCTGTTAAATATTCTGGTGAACCTTCGGCCCCATTCCAGTTTTTTAAGAATTCACCACGGCGATCTGAAACCCAAGCCATAAAGTCTATGTTGTTAGAATCTTCAGGATTTTCCAAAGTGTCTAACCATGCTTGCATCATTTTGTTTTCAGCTATACCAGCTGTACGTGCTGCTAATACTTCTTCATCTCTTTTTTGTTTAGCTTCATTTTCGGCATCAATAAGTTTTTTTGCTTCTAATCCTGCTTGCTGTTGAGCCAAAGCCTGGTCATCTAGATCAGAAATCCATTCACGTGCCCAAACTACTGCATCAGAATCCCCCTCTAGAGCCTTATTGATACGTTCAAAGAATGCTTGGTAACGTAAACCATCTTCACCTGCCCATTCAGGATCAGCATTTAAACGCTTTAAGTCGGCTTTTAAACGTTCGGCTTCTTCATCAGAAATACTATCTGGTAACTCATTATCGAGACTATTCTCTTTAATGATTACTTCATTTTCTTCAGATTGCTTGGTTAACAATGTATTTTGCAACTGATCCAATTCATTTAATAAATTGGAAATTTCTGCACTTAAAGAATTTAATTGACTTTGTTTTTGCTCGAGGCGTAGTTCAGCATCTGCTAAAGCCTTGGCCTTTTCTGCTTTTTTAGATTGTAACCGCTTAAAACGATTACTATTTTGGTTAATCAACTTCATAATTCGACCAGCGAGAACTGGAATTGATATTCCTTCTCCCTGATTAGGCTGAATTGCAGCCGTAATATCCCGATTGTTCATTAAAATCTTCCATGAAATTAATGAATCTGCTGGACTAATTTTTTTTGATAATCGATCTGGCTTATGAAAAAGGATTGTGAAGTTTTGGCCGTCATCAAAATCATAAGTAAGAGCAATTTGAAGGACTTTTTTATGCTTAAAGGGCTTACTTTCCGTAACGTTTACGATTTTGACGCCAGTTTTTGAAAACTGATCCATAGAGTGATGCAAAATTGCAGACAGCTGCTCTAAATGCTGGTAATCAACGATAATAGAGTCATAATGAGCTTCTTCTACGCCTAGACTAGATAAAAGCGTAGGTAACCCATCAAATTTACTTAATAATTGGCTGTGATCATCATTTCGTTGCATATCTAATAACAACTTAGAAGTATCACCCTCATGAGAAATTAAATTGATTCCATCCCATTCAGGTTTTTCAGCTGCTACAACATTTTGTAATTGTTCTAGTTGCCATCTTTGAATCGGTTTTGAACCCGTCAAATTAAATTGTTGTGATGATAAATGGCGCTTAAGTCCAAATTGATTTGTTTCAATAACATCTGTAACACTAGCATCAAACATTCGGCCAAATTGCAGTATAGCTAAATCAGCTGCATGCTGGTCATCGATAGCGCCTAATACCGCAACAGAATCAAACGCATCTATCCCACCCTTTTTACCTTTTAAATTTACAACACGCCAGAAATCATTTTCCGTGTAATCTTCAGTGACTAAAGCATTAATTTGACGGTAATCACCCTTAATAAACCCAATTGAACAAGCACCACTATTCACCATGGAGTCAAAACCATGTACTAATCGGCTTTGATGTGGTGCGTGTGTTTGAATGAAAATTGATTTAACACTCACGGAGTTATCCTCATTTTAGTTTGAGGATATTTTCTCAAGTAGGTGAATCTATAAAGGCAATGAGTTCCATAGCTTATTTTAAGTTGGGAAACATTTTGATGAAATTTAAAGTAACAATGGCATGTGCTTTATTAGAGGCATCAAGGGGCAAATTGCCTGCTTGAAGTGAAACTAGATGCTCAATTTCAAATTGGTTTTGATTTCTTGCAGCTTTATCAAAAGCATATATTTTTAATCTCATTAAGTATTCAATTGGTGGCGGCTGAGTACCATCCTTATTAAACATTATTTCTTTTATAGCTTTAGCACTATTCGCAATAGCTGCTTCTTTAGTCTCAATAAATGAAATGCTCAACTCATTTGAAGCATTACCAGTTACATGGTTGAGTTGAAAATGCCCCACATGCACTGCATCGGTTTGGGCATCTAGTAGTGATACATCTACATTATTGGCTAACCAAGCAACTTTGTTTGAAGGATCAAAAATTGGAATAATTGCTTGAGCAATTTTACTGTTTGCACGGTACGGGCGAATTTCAATTCCAAAATGTGCAGCTGAAAGTGTTCCTAATGCGTAAAGTTCCTGATAATGGGAAACAGCTCGATCCACTGTTAGACCAGACCATAAGACAGGATTTTTAGCAAAACGATCTTTAAACGGATTTAAAACGTTTCCAAAACTGTTATTTATAGTTTTATTCTGTGTTTCGTATTCAAAAAAAGCCATTATTCTTCATCCTCTGGAAATTTACGGCTCTTAGCAATACTTTCAGCTAATGTTAATGCTTCCTCATATTTCATACCTGTATCGCGCTCAAGAATGTACGCCATAATATCTACATCTAAATTTGATTCTTTCAATGATGCGATTACTTGTGTTTTAAGTAATGTTGTATTCATTCTTGATTGAGCATTGTTGATTTCTTCTGTAGCTGCTGCAGTTTGGTTTGAATAATATTCAACTTGCCAAGGGTAATCTTCAGGCTCAAATTGTTCGTTATAAGCAAAACCCCAATCCAAGTGAAGAATTTGATTAATCCCTTCGGAAGCTGCTGTTCGAATGTCTTGTGACCTACGCATGATTTGTGCAGAAGTATGGAATGCTCCACCTTCTCCAATACCACCAGTTAACATGTCAGCCCACCCTACCATACTTGGGTCTAGACCTATACCGCCCATTAACAAACGGACATTAATCATGAACTGTTCAATATTAATAGGTGAGCTTCGTTGATTCTTGATATCACCTACTGGATTTAGAACTTGTTTTTCATCAAATACCGGAAGCATGTGAAAAGCAGTATTCCAGACTGCTTCACCACCTGATAAAGCATCACGGACATAAGCCTCATGATTTTTCAGTAAACCTTCTAAACCACGGATATAGGCTTGACGTTGGGCTGGCGGCATTCCTGACATATTTACTGTCAAGAACATCTGATTTACGGTATCTGCGATTTGCTGGCTATTCATAGATGCCAAAGCGAGGATTACATCATCATAAATATCTTCAATCTCATAAAGAAATGAGCCGCCTAAATGCGCGGGTAAGATTGGTAGCTCATCTGGATCATCACCCTCCAACATTTTCGTGACAAGACCAGTTTCAACAAGCTCATATTGAGCAATATTGCTCATACGGGGCATTTTGAAACGTACCATTTGAATAGTATTCAGTTTGGTAATAGTTTTTTGCCAATTGCGAGGATCTAAACAAAAAAAGGCGACAGTCTTACTGCCTTGTTCGAAAGGCTGTATTAATGGCGGATATGTATACTCATTACATACGAGGTCAATTACACCTTTATCTTTTTTCCCATAAATACGTGCATAGGAATCACCGAAAGAAATAGCATCTCGGGCAAGTTTGCTTAAATACTTATTGATAAGCTTTTCCATTTTTACACGGCGCTCATCCAGTTGTTTTTTTAGTTTTTCAGCTGCTGGTCCACTGGCCTTTTTCAAACGTTCTGCTGGAGTAATAAATACTTGTTGACCGCTATAAGAATCTCCGCCTAAGGCTGCAGAAACATGTATACCCATACCCTCTGCAATAGGTGCAAAGCGTAACATTCTCTCCCATTTAGTAAGAATTTCTTTCCGAGTACGCTTCTTATTGGCTTTGGTTTGGTTAGTCCCAAGTGAAAACGGAGCCATAGTTTCATATAGCTGTGCTGTTGCATCCTGATTAGACGTATCGAATTGCTGATCATATGAATTAACATTTTCACCGAGTAACAACGATAAGAACCGAGAAGACATAACGAAGCCAAAATACCTAAATAATTATGTATTTTGAAGGCTGCTATTTTTTTACTTTTAGATGGGTTCCAAAGTGAATTGGAACCAAACAGATTTAATAAATATCCAGCATGCAATTCTATCTGAACAAACTTATTTTACTGTTCAGAGGATTCGCTCATGGCTGATGTAAAAGTCTTCACTGATTTAGATATTGAATTAGCTCAAAAGACAAAAGATATTGTAAATAGTCAACGATATAATAATCGTCCTGCTTTCAAAACATTAAACCTAGGCTGGGATTTGGAGACTGGTTCCGTTGCGGTTAATTACACATTAGTAGAAGAAGTTCCTGTAACTGAGCAACCAGCTTAAATTTTAAAAAAGCGTTCATTAAGAACGCTTTTTTTTATTCATTAAATTTCAGTATTGTTTTTGTGATTTTATTTTTGGTAAAATTATTCCCATGAAATACTTGATAATATTGTTTGTTTTCTTAAGTGGCTGCTCTACATTTATTGAGCATAATAGAGTTATTCCATTTCCTGAACGAACTATTTCACATATTGAAATTAGAAAACTAAATGGAGGTAATCCCAAAATACTAGCTTATGCGGATATTACTGGTGATACTTGTGTCATATATTTAAGAAAATACCCTCAATGCTTAGCACATGAAATAAGACATTGCTATGAAGGTAATTGGCATGAAGGGCGTGAAAGTCAAGAATGGTGCTAAGGAATATAGGCTACATATAAATAATAAGGTAATTTTAAAGTATCCCCCCAAACTCCGGAACCTCCAGACTGGTGGTAATACCCCACATACACGGTATTACCCACCCTTTTAGTGGCGATACCTGTTACTCCAGCTAAACCATATTCTCCATATGAAACTGATCCAACCATCGTACAACTTAAATAAAGTTTATTAACATCTTTTCCATATTTTGTTAAATCTATAATTATCTGATTTTGATTCTTTAAGTTTATTTTTTCTAAAATTATTGGACAGTTTAATAAAGCCCCAACTGACCATAACAAATTCCCATTAGGATCATAAATACTCAAATACTGATCAGTTGAAGTTGGGTAGTCATCTTTCATATAAGCAATATTGAACTGATTTGAACCACATACTGCAAATGATCCTTCACCTAATGAATATACTTTGCTCCCATCTTTAGGCATAAACCAAGCTTCGGAATCAAAATTTAATTTTTGAGTACGAGATATAAAATTAGTATCTTCATAGTTATTTCCTCTTAATGTTTGAGGATCATATGCACCACCAAAATTGTCCCAAACTTCATAACCGGAAGTACCATAACCACCTGCTAACTCTTTAAGACCAATAGTTAACACCATTGTATTATTACCTAAAAGAAGTTGTTGATTTTGATCATAAATTTCAATAACAACACTCATTTAGCACCTATAAACTTTAACTACAAAATCAATTGAAGTTGCGCTTGATGGATTTGACAAATTAATTTTAAGTTTCCCAGTCACCTCATCAATCCAACAAGATTCAACCGAATAATATGTATGAGAAATTACTTTAAAAAAATAATCTCTCATGTTTGCATTAGTTATATCTGATATAGAAGTCTCATATGCAAAGTTGCTTCCACTGACTTTAGTAAATGATCTAGTAGATATTTTGATTCTTGAGATTACAGTGTGAACCGTTGAATCGAATACAAGCTCGCCGTTAATATTATAAACTTGTAATCCCGCAGTCATATGTAACTCCATATAACGAAAGTTTTTGGAATACTTTCATTACTTAATACCAATCCTCATTGCTAGATTTCCATTTGGGTAGAAAATCTGTGTAGATCCACCAGAAATAATTTGTTTACTTCCATCTGGAGCGACTGAAATAAATGTTCCGAAATTACCAGTGATGGAACTCAAACTATCAACATTTAATACTTCAGCAGTTAGTGATTTTGCTTTAAAGTTTGCAGCTGTTAGATTCTTAATAAAAACATCACTATTCATAATGACTTGATTGTCTTGGACTATGAACGGCATGTATTTAGTAGAAGAAGAACCTGTTGTGAAGAAAATTCTATCAGCTTGGAAACCTATAGAAGTTTGGACAGTTCCATTATTTTGTTCACTTACCATGGATAAACCAGAGAAAACACCGTTGTTATCCATTCCCATTACGTATTTACCTTTCATCCCGTTGATCAAATCAACTTGAGACTTAAGATTAATTGCATTTGGCCCATATACTGAAGTGAGAGTTTGAAGTGAACCAGCGTAAGCTCCTACATCCGTGGTATATGTAGTTTTAAAACTCTCAAATTCAGCAATATTGTCTGCATCTTCAATATCAATGTAATCTAGATCTACTTCGCCTGCTTGAGCTGCATAATTGCCGATAAAAACAGGAGTAAAGAAAGCTGCTTTATTTGCGAATGTTTTTGGATTAGTAAGTGTTCCAGCACCACTACTTGCACCAGCAGACCTACCCTTGAAATACGCAACACCAGTAACCCAAGAACCCAATGCAGGTGCAGCGCCTCCAACCACATAATGACTTGAGCCAATATCTCCATTTATGTAATTCGCATCTGTAATAAATGCAGATTTTGCGGCATTAAAACAGGTGGCCCCCACATAAACGACACCAGCACCTGACACCCTTCTGTAGCGGTATTTAATCCGGTACATCTTATTATCATCAATTGGTAAGGTAGAGAACCAGTTTAGCCAGATTTCATCGTTGCCAGAATTATCTCCCATTCGTAATGCATAACCACCACGACAAGTTTGATCTTCAATTAAACGCATACCTATTCTTGAGCCGCTAGGCGTTCTAATAATCCAATCTTTCTCAAAAGTTTGCAAAGCAGACGCCATAATGGTTTGGCTATTTGCTGAATAGAGGGCTGATAATCGTTCATTGGATGAAGCAACTGCCTCATTCAATTTTGAAGAAGTCACATAATCTCTTTGTATGTCAGCAACTGTTCTAGATGCTGCAGCAGCTGTGTCTTGAGCTTTTACAATTTCTGCAAAAATTGGTACTGGTACAAGTGACGAATTATATTGAATTGGTTCAATAGATTGTCCCAAAGCTGTGAAAGACTCAGTTTTAATAAGTGGTGTAATCGTTTTATAGTGTGAAATATCATATCTCGCCCCACCCCGTAAAAAGACAGTTTCAATTGAAGAGTTAGGCATTTGCTTAATATTTATTAAAGGTGATTGTGCAGTCCAGCTAAAAGAGAACTTATCAATAATTCTATTTTCTGCTTGAGTACCCCATCCATTGGCGGTAACACTCCATTCACAATTAAGACCGAAAGAGCGTGTACCATGTGTAGCCCAAGGCACATTACTATTATTTTGGCCGCCTAAAGTACAAAATACTTTAAAATCATACTTTTGCTTACCGGTAGCCAACTGAAAGATAACAGGATAGTAAATATCTGGATTCAAACCTGATAAGTCAACATTCGTTAAAATATTTTCTTTTAAGCTTTCAGTATTTTTCTGTAATGGATCAATATATTCCGACTTTAACTGATTTGACGATGCAGCAATTGCTCTTTCAATATTTGTATTTGTGAGGTCAGAATTAAGAATATATGCACTATTAGTTCTATCCAATTTAGAAGACATTTCAGTAAGCTTACTTGCCCATGTCTCCTTAAAATTAGTTAATGTCCCTAATGACTCGTTAGCTGTGGAAACGAAATCTTGTAAATTAGGATCTGCAGATGCATAGTCAGTTACGTCATAACATTCAATTTGAGCTAAAGTCCAGATTAGAGGGCTTTCAGGTGTTGGGGCTGGTCCACCCGCTACATGTACGAATCCAGAAGTATCGAATCTTCCGGTGGCACCGGATTTAACCATACGAACATAAACTTCAAATCTCCCCGTCCCGTCAGTGCTACCAATGAATTTATCTACTGATCCATCGCCCATTAAATTTGCTGCAGGATATAACTTGTAGCCGATAGGTAATTTAATCAGGTATTTAATGATAAAAATAGCATTTGAACGTGTGAAAAACTGTTGATGAAAACCGCCGAAATTCGGGCTTGCTGAACCAGTTGTAACGATTCTAAGTTCATGAGTTGAAGTTGTCGGATTGTCAGCACTTTTAGCTTCACGAGTAACACTAACTGTACCATTGCCTAGATTGTTATAAGTGCCGACGTTGTTCATTCCTTTCTTGAAATTTACATCACCGTAAAGCAACTTACCGTTAGTAATCATCATTGCAAGCTTAGTTGTATTTTCTAATGCTGAACCCAGATTGTCGGTGCTTGTTTGGAGCTGAGTAATATCATTATTACGAAGATTAATTAAATCTTTTGATGTTTGATCCGCTGCTGCTTTAGTAGTTTTTAATACCGTTGAAAGTCCACCTGGCACTGAAGCATCATATTGCTGAATTTGTTGTGCAATAACACCTTTGTTAACATCAGCATTGATAAATGTATCTTCCACAAATTTCGCATTTTGTTTAAGAGTAGTTTTAAAGCCTCCTTTGAAATTAGGAGCAGAATTTCCTCGGCTAATGAAAATATTCGAAACTGAAAATGTGCCCGCTGAAGGAGCATTATCAAATCGTAAACCCAGAGGAACAAATTCAAAATTCGTAGCTTTTACATCACTTGGAAAAATCCCCGTTAATTCTAATTCTCCACTTGCTTGAACAGTAAATAATGGTAAACCAAGCCCATATACCGCGCCGTGAAATTGGATGGTACAAACTGCACCAATTAGACCTGCCGAAGCATTATATTTGATTCGTATAACTACAGGATCACCTTTAGCGATTGGTAGTTCTTTAATTTTATATTGTAGTTCCCAGACTGGAAAAGTTTGATTTGTGCCTGTTGAAACATTTAATGTTTTGGTTTCATCTCCTAATAAAATCCAATTGTCTTCTGCGTATTGAATAGTATCCAGTTTTGCTGAAAAGGATTTTATTTCTTCTGCAAATACTTCTTTTGCATCAGATCGAGTAATTTTTTGTTGAAGAATTTGAGCATGATTTTCTAAAACTTTTTGCAAGTTTCCACTGTTATTTGCCAAACCTAGAGGAATGCCACTAACGACCTGAACAGCAACCATTATCTGTTTTGCACCATTCAGACCAGAATCAGGAGTTGCATGGAGCTCAATACCTCTTCCAGCCCCAATTCCTTTCTGACCAATTAGGATATATGCATCCCTTCCCGTAATCTGATCAAGAGTAAATTGATTTGCACCTAATGAAAGTAACGCAGCTTTAACTGTGTTTAAATTCATAGCAATGTAATCATAATTTGTGATTATCACAAAAGTATCTTTAGGTATTTCATTAATAGCATTACTCATGGCAACGGCGTTTGCAGGGTCACCATATGTGTCATATCGAGTTGAAGTTGCAATCGAGCCATCTGCTGCTAAAACATGCACAGAAAAGCCGCGGTTAGAAGCTACAGATATAGTCTCACCTTTTAAGTTCTTGATTCCAGTAAAATCATTATTCCAGCCTGAAGAATAAACTCTGTAATTAAAGACTTGTCCTAGATCTTGATTTAACTGCTTGTAATTAGAATCTAAGCTATTAATTGATTGGGTTATATTTTGTTGATTATCACTAATTGTAGAGTTTATTTCCTGAAACTTCCCATCAACTGTTAATTTATTCGTATCAACAGTTGATTTAAGAGTTGTATAATTTTCAGTTAGTACTTGGATCTTTTCTAAATTTTTCTGAACATCTGTTTTAGTACCTATAATTGCTAATGAGTTAGCTTCTAAACCTTTCTCAATTTCACGAGGATTTTTTCTAAATCCTGTTGCTAACTCGCCTTTCTCTAATTGAACTTCACGAATTAAGAAATCAGGAGCATACCCTACTTGAGCACATAGGATAATATTAATATATTGTAAGTTATTGATATTTGTGTCAAAATTATAAGTACATAATACTTCTTTATCTGTTGCAATATTCCATTCATTAACAACCTGGTTATTACCGGTACCATCATATCTATGGATGATTAAAAGCAAAGTTTTTTGTGCTGCAGTTAGAGCTTTGGCTTTAAGTGACAACGTATAGGTTTGATTTATTTCTAAACCATCAGCTATCGTAATTGACTCTATAAAACCTTTAAAATAAGTAGACGAATTCGTAGAGCGGAATCTCCCCCAGTTTGCGCCATAAGCATCCTTAAAAACTTCTAGAACATTACCTTCAACAACAGCATTCTGACGCCAGTTAGAGATTGAAAAAGGCGCATAGAAATCACCATTCTTGATTAAATTGTCTCCACCACTAGACGAGATTGTTGCTTTTAGAATTTTACTTTCTTCAGCAATAGCTTTATTTGTTTCTGCTTTTGTATAACGGGTGCTATCCAGTGTTGCTGAACTATCTGTCCATAAATTTCCGAACTTCTGCTTAAATTTTGCTTCCAATGCATCTGTAGCTGTGGCAACAGCTTTATTTGTGTCAGCAGTAGTCGAATAATTTTGTAGTTGTGTAGCGCGAACAAGAGATGTGTCTACATCTTTGTCTGTTAAAACGCTATTTACCCGATAAGCTTGTAACTCCCACCAACCGCCACTGCCATTGTGTCCAAGTGCAAAACCTAACTTCATTTGTGGATGAGTATTAAAAGTTACAACCTGTTCGATATATACCCATTCTTCGTTTGCTGGAATTCTATTTAAAGCAATCACAGATGCAGTGATTGTAGCATTTGAAAAACTACCATCAGCTTTGCCATACATAGCCGTAATGCTGCAATCACCTGTAGAATCTGCACTTCGGCGGACCCAAAAGCTAACTTTATATGAACGATTTGTCGGTAAAGCTTTACGGCTATATATCCAACATCCTGCTTGATTCGAAGAATCTTTTCTAAAGACAGTATTGCCAACTTTACCTGTATTAGTTGTTTTAAAGTGGATTTTCAAATCATAACTATAGTAATTAATCCAATCTTCAGGGTTTTTTAAATTAAAATCTGGCAGTAATGAGTCACTATCATTAGCAGATTCAATAGATGCTTTAACATTTTTAATTTGAGCATTAAGCTGATTAGTTTGATTTGCTGTAGCTTCGTCTAACTTTGCTGTGGTTGCATAGTTCTGCAGTGCTTTTGCGGTGTTATCGATATTTTTTTCAGCATTTGAAAGTCCAGTTTCAAGACTTGATGTTCTCTTTGTTAGTGCCTCCTTTTCAGTCACATATGTTTGTTTGAAATCATTAAAGTTTGCATTAACTTGGTCTACTGCAGCGTTGTAGTCATAAGCACTGGGGATCCACGATTCAGTAGTGATTAAGTCACCCCTGACAAGCACTGCCCAATAAACCGTTCCGACTGAACCTTGAGCAGCAGTAGGACTGTTAATCATGTAAAAATTTAAAGCACGTTTTTCAATAACTTGATTATTTTTAACAAAGGTTATTTTATTAATAACTTTGCCATTTGTATTAACAACGGATTGTAAGGCTTGCTGACCTCCCCCAGCATAAACTGCCAAATTAGAGTTTGTATCCGCACCATTTCTTTGATGTTCGGCACACCACATTAAAGTGTATTTTGCGCCTACCTCCCAATCCTCGCCTAGCTTATATGAAAGATGAGGATATGAAGTTCCGTTATATTTACCCACAACATTTGACTGGATAAGCAAATTCGAACCAGCAGCTGCGGCTCTACTCAAACTTGCAGAGAGTGCTGTTGCTTGCTCTGTAACTGCTTTAATCTGTCCAGCTTGTTCTGTTACATCTGATTTCGTTGCTTCCAATGCTTCTGATGAAGCCTTTTTATTTACTTCATTATTAGTTAAATTTAGATCATTTCTAAGCTTAGAAATATCTAAACTTTGAGAAGACAATGTTTCGCCGTGCTTCTTAACTTCCGCTTGAGTGATCTTAATCGCTTCTGCATTAGCATTTAATGAGCTTTGCGTATCCCGAGGGCTTGGGCTCCATGCTGTAGGTTTATTGCCGGCTTCGATCTGTAATTTTTGAATTGTTGGAATTCGGCCTGAGCCATATGTACCGTAAAACTCAATTGTAGATTCAGTTGAACTGCCAGTGTTAAATTTAGGAAAAACCGTCACTGCAAATTTTTGAAATTCATTTGCTTTAGTTACTGTAACTGAAGTTGTGAAAAAGTGGGCAGAACCATTAGATGAGTAAACCTGAACCGAACCGGCAACAGGTACACTCACTTCAAATGAAATGGTAACCGGCTTATCTAAGTTTTCGTCATAAAAAACTTTTAACTCTTTGCTTCGTTCATACATTAAGTATTCACGACTTGTTGTAGCTGTCGATGTTCTAGGAGCTTCTGAATTAGCAACAGCATTAACACCACCGATTTTTAAATTATCTACAGCAGCTGTTATATCAGTCGATACACGGCCCATTGCACTTTCGAGATCACTCTTTGTAGCTGTTTTCAATAAAGCTTGAGCATTGCTCTGAATACCTGTTTCTGCATTCTGCATTCTTGTTTCAAGCTTACTGGTCCTTTCAGCTTCAGCTTCTGTTCTGTTAGTTGCTGTTTTGAATAAATCATTTGCTGTTGCAGTTGCATCATTAGCTGAAGCTAATGAGTTGTTATCTTCAACAATAATGTAATTAAGCTGACAAATTCCTGTCTGGAAGTTGTAGTTTGCAATAAAGATTGGGGCATAAAATTCAGCTTGCGCGGGGAAAGTACGCGGATTATCAATTGTCCCTAAGCCAGTTGCTGCCCCAGTAGACTTACCCTTCATGTATAGAACTACTTCTTGCCACTCACCTAAATTAGGTTTAATGGCCGACAATAAGTAGTTAGAAGAACCCATATCTTCTGCAAGGGTGTTTGTAGTCGTTACGTATTTACTTTGGTCTGCATTTTTACATGCAACACCAAGATAAATAGATCCATTTTCACCGAGTACACGGCGGAAACGTGCACGAACCCGATAAAGTGTATCTGGGTTAATCTTTACAAACTCATTCCAATGAACCCATGTTTCATCATTATCAGCATTATTCCCAAGCTCAAGAATATAACCACCTAGTGCATCAGAATCTTGAATTACTTTCGCTTCTGCAGTGGTACGCCAACGTGTCCAGTCATCAATACCTTTTGTTGTGACGACTGCACGTACCCCAGAAGTTACTTGAGTTTGAGATTTTAGACTTAATAAATTTTGAGAAAGGGCTTCGGTAGCTTTTACCGCCGTTGTTCCTGTTTGCTGCGCTTCTGCTGCATTATCAAAAGCCAGTTTTGCAAGATCATCAGTAGTTTTAAGTGATGATGAAAGGCCATTTATGCTTGTATTTGTATTACTTTCTAAGGTCGAAACACTTTTTTGAACATCAGTAATTTGCCCTTGTACCTTTAAGTTTTCTTTAGAGATACTTGTATCAAGTTCACTAAATTTTGAAGCAGTAGACTGTTCCAACTCGGTAAGTGACTCAGTAACTTCTAAAATATTTGCATTAGATTTCCGATCAGCTTCTTCCAAAGCTGCTTTCGTTTGGTCGATACGTAAAGATAAGGCTTTATCACCATCAGAAACTGATTGAGTAATTGTTGCTATATCCGACTCTGTTTTAGTTTTATTCGAATTAAAGTCAGTTTTTAGATCTTCAAGTTTTTTTGCTTCTGAAACAACCTTCTCATCAACAAGTTTCACTGAAGATTCTACTTTTTCGATGTTTGCGGCATTACCTTCTATTTGTTCTTGTGAGTTTTTAAGAGTAGATTCAATTTGTGAGGTTTTCTCAGCAATAGATTGATTCAAATCACTTACAGTACGTTCGACTTTGTTAATAGCAGTTTTGTTGTCACCAATTTGTGATTGTGCGGTGCTAATTTGCTCAGTAAACGCTTTATCTTGAGCTGCTAGAGTTTTTATATCTTCTGAAATTAGAGCGTTTGACTTACCGAATTCGTTTTGCATTTCAGCAAACTTAAGCTCAAAACTTTGAGTTAAAGCCTCTTTATCATTTGCACGTGCTTCAGCTTCAGCTAGAAAACCAGAATCAACTTTCTTATCAAGATCAATATACTGAGCTGCAATTTGATCTACTTTTTTAACTGCAGCTTCAGTTTGGGTTACAACCGGTTCAATTTTTTGATTAATGAGTGTATTAGTTTCTTCACCTAATGCTAATTTAGCGTCATCAATCATTTGACCAGCTTTAACTAAGTTTTGATCAATGTCTTGTTTTAAGGCGGCCTTAGTTTGATCAATAACATTTAGTGTGTCAGCTGCTTGTTTTTTACGGTCCAGAACTTCTTGATCCGCAATTTTTTTTGCGTTTTCTGCGACTAACCGAATTTCATTTGAATCACTTCTTACATCAGCAATGATTGAATCTGTTTCACTTTTAATAAAACCGATTTTATCATCGAGTTCTTTCTCAGCACGAATTGCACGTTGTTGAGCATCAGCAACCAATGCTTCATTAGCTTGAATAGACTGATCGATACGTTGATTGGCTTCATCCAATCGTAGATTAGCCTCATTATTATGTTGATCTACAATTAATTTAGTATTATTTATTTCTTGATCTATATAAGCACGAACTTCATCGACTTTATTTTGAGCGATCTGATTAACTTCTTTAACTTGTTCATGAATCTTTTGAACTTCCTCATCAAAATGTTTCATTCCTTCTTCAAGCAATTTAAAAGCATCAGAATCTTTAATATTTTCTATTAATTCTTCTACTTCCTTTATTTTTTCATCAATCTCTTGGCTTACTTGATCTTTAGTTTCATCAATTTTTTCGCCTTGTTCTTTTAACTCTTCCTTTAAACTTTCTAATTTATTAAGAGCATCTTTAAATGCACCCTCAATAGCTTTAGGGTCAATAGGCACACCTGCAACCGTAAGCGTTGTGCCAACTGCCATACTACCCGCTACAGCACTATTGCCCGCAACTGAAGTATTACCCACTACAGTGCTATTTCCCGTTAATGTGCTATTACCAGTTTGTTGAGTATTAGCTTGTACATTCATTAACGGCGTTTTGATCGAAACGGTTGTGCCAGAATCTACTTTTAAATTTTCTTTAGAGATAAATTCAATATTGTCTTGTCGAATACGGCGCACACCTACAATCGCGCCGTCTCCGTGACTGACATAACTATGGATTACTGGACGTTCTTCATTACCATTTTCAAAGAAGACATAGACGTCTTCCCCATCCACAATTTGAATTTCTGTATCTAAATCACTATCGCCGACTGGATAAGCAAAAGTTGCTGTAATTCCTTCACTCGCGCCATCAGTTAAACCATGAATGTGTACTTGTGCAGTACGACCTTTTGCGTTGTAACTTAAAATCTTTGCACGTTTTAAACCATTCATATATTTGACCTACAAATTAGCAATCCAGAACTTTGATGAAGTCCCCATTGATCCCCCGATTGCGCCTGTATCTATATGATGTGCAGCAGTTAAAACGACATACTTCTTACTATCTATTTCAAATATATCGCCTGCATTCCAGTTCAAATTTAGTGGTCTAATAATGGTCCCACGCATAATCAAAACTTTTTCCAAGTTTTTGACTTGTCGGGCATCTAAACCAGCTCTTTGCGTCACAGTGTGGCCTGGGGTTATTGAGTCATCACCAACAACCGTTGAACCGTTATTCTCAACTGTGACAAAAGATGATTTTTGCATCAGTTCCAAAGGTTTACTTGATATCCAAACGACACTGCTAGGATCTAGTTTTGTGATAGGTTCCTTTTTGAAGAAAGAATCAATTTTTTGAGCAGACACTTTATTATTTTGAAAGCAAATTACAGCTGCTTCTTGTTGCAGATAATGAGCCAAGCGCTGTGTAGGCATACTACCCTTTAAACAAACAAATTTAGGCAAAGGTAAATCACTGCCCAGACTGATCGTTGCACCACAAGCTCGAATTACTGAATTAAAAGAAGTTTCATTACTAATAATTGCTTGCTTTGAATATTCGATAAGTCTTTTACAACCAGCCAAAATACCAATACATGAGATGCCACCTACTCGCCGATCTTGTTTAATAGTCTGAGTTTTTAGAGGGGTAACTTTGATAAGTTCGAAAGGATGAGATATGTCATTTACAGTAAGTAGCTCCCCTTCTTTTAAAAGGGAGTCTAATTCAGTAGTAGATTGAACTGTGAACTCAATAGATGCGGGAATAGGTACGAGATCAGTTCTTAAAGTTGCACTAATCAGCTCAGACGCTGGAATAATTTTACCCGCAGATACAATGGTGATTTGCATTAACGGTTCCCCAAGTTAAAATTAAAACTCATTGGGGCCATACAAAACGCAAGTTTAGGCAAAGCGTCTTTCTTTTCATTATAGTTCTGTTGAGCTTCTGATACAGATAGCCCATAACTTTCGACTCCGAGCCCACGAGTAGCTTCAACCAATCTAGCTTGCAAAAGATCACAGTGAGCTTTTACTAAAGGTTGGATGATTACGTACTCATCACCGCTAAGTTCGATAGTTTCATTCAGTTCAATACTCGTGGTAGCTTTAGTTTGACAATCTAAAACAGCCCATCCGGCATAATATTTTGCCTCATCTAAAAATGCTTTCACGATATCATCAAGCAAAATTGAATAGCCCGATAATTGATATTCTTTATAGAGTTCTTCTGAAAGTTGCTGGATAGAACCAGCAACTACAGCATACCCTTCAGATTCAGGTAATAACTTCATAGCCATTACCCGAAAAGATTGCCTAATGTACGTGATGTCGCATTAATCGTTGAGTTGCGTACAGCTTGTTGAGCAGTATTGATTACCTGCTGAACGCGATTCACAAGTTCAGCTGTACCATCAATTTCTTTTTTACCCGGCTGAATACTGCCGTTGGTACCAATGTTTGCGAAGCTACCAAAGTAGTTATAGTCGATTGGGCAAGAAACTGTCATAACTTGAGATCGGCTATCTGAATCATACTCAGCTGACTCAAAGCGTATAGCACAGTTTTCAAGTGCATAAGAACGGGTAAAACTACCTAAACGGCCATCGTAATAATCACCATGGATGATTCCACCACTAGCTACGACATATTCAGCTAATAGTTGATCATGCCCTGCTTCAGTTACTAGGATTTGAAGGTTGCCTGTGTAATGGGTTTTCGGGGGACCAGCAACAATTCCAGTAAATCCACCCGCATATTGAACTTCTGCTGGATCTTCATTACTCACAATTGGCCGTGGGCAACTTTTAAATAAGAAGCGAAGGTCTTCCATGCCACGAGGAACAAACATCCCCTGACACGCTAATAATGGTGAACCAAGTTGCTGTAGAGCAATGTAATCTTGTTTAAGCTGATTTAGTAAAATCGGATTAGATTGTTGCATAATTTTGATGCTCAAAATGCAGATTTATGCAACAAGATTAAGGATGTTTTTGCTATTGGTTTTTAATCAGTTCCATTTTAGAAAACTGACTTTATATTAATAAAAAACCCGCAAAAGCGGGCTATATCACATCTGTTTATAGATAACATCTCGCCTATCTACATCAAGAACAAGAACTACGACTACATCATCCTTGACTTGATATAAAAGGCGGTATCCTGCTGATTTCAGTTTAATCTTATATAGATCAACTGATCCTCTCAGCTTATTCTTCGGTATCTTAGGGTTATCTAGGATTGCTTCCAGCTTACGAATAAACTGCTCAGCGATTTGTGGGTTAAGTTTGTCAAACTTTTTAAGAGCTGTTTTTGAGAACTCTAGCTCGTAACTCATTAATAGATACCTTCACAGTTTCGTCAGTATCAACTTGCTCGGCTAGTTTAATTAGTTCCTGATCTTCAATTAGATCCATCATGCGTTCATACATTGCTGCCGGAACACAGTAGAATTCTGGATTATTTCTATTCAGAATAGCTACTGCTTCGCCAAAAGCATTTTGTACAACTGCTGTAGGATTCTTTTTTAATTCAGAAACACTAGCCACAAATCGACTATGGATTATGTGGTTCATGACGTTTCTCATTTGATGTGTCCTACATCAATTTGTAGCCAATTGATTAGAACCGTCCTCAGAAAGTTAAGTTTGCTACAGGGTTAACTCAATATAAACAATTTGAAGATCTGTTTCAAGACCTGTTTAACAACCACTTAATAGGTCTTAATAAAAAAGCCACCCTAAAAGGTAGCTTTTTAAATCAGCTTTTTATCCAATATTTGGTGGTACTCGCAGAACCTGTACTGAAGGTACACCCCGATACACACCCATGAAGCATATCGTTGATGGCATTGGCTTAGATTGGGCTTCTCAGTTTGTTAAGTTAAAACAAATAGTTAATCAAGTTGTTATGATTTTCATAATAACTGATTTTCTTGTAATGTGCCTAAAATAGAAAGGATCTGATTCAGTACTGGGCAACTTTGTTCTAGCTGTATTTACTGCCGGTGCATAAGCTAAAGCTTTGGACATAATAATGACCCTATTCATTGAATAAAGCCATTATTTACAATGAGGAAAGCTTAGAAGTTAGTTAGTTCCAACTCCACAAGAAAAATATTTTAGTTTTCGATATCTTTATCATCACATTCAAGCCAAAAGACATCTTCAAACTTCTCGCATACACCAGCTTTTTTTAGTTCGGTGTAAATGAGTAAGGCACGATAAACACTGATGTGTTTTCCTGCTTCTGCATCTTTTATATACCTATTAAGCACATGATTATTTGATATAAATCCGCATTGTTTAGCTAATTGATAAACTGTCATACCAGCTTGCTCTCGCAAAGTTGCGACATTGTTTTTTTCAACCATCACGATATACCAAAAAATATTTAGTTCAGTGTATCACAAGAACAATTGCTATTAAATATAATTTTATTAATACTCGTAATTGCTATTATATTTAATAGTTGTTATATTTAACTCATCAGGACAGGATATGGTCTTGATAAAAAGAACCCCTTGTACCGATCAAAGTAAACAAGGGGTTATATCCAATCTCTAAGAGGAAATTAGACATGACTACTTTAACTCAAATCACCGTACCTTTCCACAATGCTGAGTTGTACTTGGTGGAACATGATGGTCAGCCATATACACCCATGAAGCCTATTGTTGAGGGTATGGGGTTAGCTTGGCAGTCTCAATTAGCAAAACTGAATGCCAATCCTCAACGATGGGGTATAACGAAAATCGTTATACCTACTCTTGGCGACTTACAGGAAATGGTTTGTCTACCACTAAGAAAACTTCTTGCTTGGCTCACCACCATCAGTCCTAACAAAGTAAAACCTGAACTTCGTGACACTGTCATCATGTACCAAAACGAATGTGATGATGTCTTATGGAATTACTGGACAAAAGGCCAAGTAATCAATCATAGAAAAGCTATCTCACCTGAACAACAGCATGCTTTACATGCAATCGTCGATCGTCGTGCAGGAAAAGATCGAAGTTTAAGAGCCTCTATGTGGATACGTCATAATCGCCACTTTGGAATTGCTAAATATAGCCAATTGCTTTCAATCCATTTTGATGATGCGAAGCAGTATCTTGAGACAATACCACTTCATGAGCTAGGCCCAACCGAAACAGATACACTTAAACGTTTAGAAAAATTTGTAGATAATCTCGCTGCACGGTATCCAGCATTAGAAAATCCGCTAGCTTATGAAATAGCACAGCATGTAGGTGAGAAGCTAAAGTATCAATCTCCCAAAGGTCCGAAAAACTTCTGGATTTCGATTCAGGAAAACGGCGCTCTTTCAGTACAGCAATATTCTCTACACCACACGCCCATTAATGTCGTGCAACTACGCGAAAAGTTTAATGGGCTATGGGAGTTTCTTCATAAGGATGAAGTACTTGAGCTTGGCAAAGTATTAAAACGCTTTCCTTTTGAACCTGTGAACTGAAAGGGCATATCATTAAATTAAGACGTTCCTACTGGAACTCCCCTTATATTAAAGCCAGCTATACAGCTGGCTTTCTTTTTAGAACTTATCCAATATTTGGTGGTACTCGCAGAACCTGTAATGAAGGTACACCCCGATCTAGCGCATCTTGGACACAACGATAATCAGGATTATTTGGTTCATAACCAAGTTCACCACGGATATTACCCTTATGTATTGTCATCGGTGCATCAAAACGCCCACGCATAAAACGACCAATAATAATTGTGTCAGTTAATGATTGATTGGTCTTTATTTCTGTTTTATCAGTTTTTTTCTGATATTGAATACCAGGCGCTTCACCTATGATTTGAGTTGTATTCATGAGTATTTCCTTAATTAAATGGATTATAGGTAAAGCCAAAAATGACCTTACCTATGAGTAATTAGTAAATACCTAAGCGTTTACCTTTTTTGAATGAACGTAAACGCTTGTTGATTGCATTTGCAGTAAAAGCATGAAGTCGAGCTTTTTTCATACCAGCTTTTTGTGCTGCAGTTAAACGGACCTTTTGACCAGGTAATCGTTTATTCACAACGGTTTTGACACCTTGACGAATAGCCAGCACACCACGGTAGTGAATTTTTCGCCCATTTACTTTCCGTTGGCTAAATGCTCCATTTCGAGCTTTAATTTTTTTAGCCATTGAATCGAAACCTTCTTCAGTTTCATCTGCTTCACCGAAAATAAACTCACGAACCAGTTCTTCAAGTTCAGGGCCTTCGTCTGGCATATTAGCAAGAACTGTATTGGCTGCTGCTTCTAACGCCGCATCAGCAACTTCTGTATCATCACTAAAGATCTCTTCAATATCAGTAGCGTCAACGCCAAATGTTAAGAAAGCATCGGAAAGAGACGCCATCAAAGCGTTTTCATAGATACCGTCTTCATCATCTGCACCATCTAATGCATCGACAATTAATGCGTCTAAATGATCAACGCCCAGTTCACCTTCTTCAAGCTTACCTTCACTGATTGTATCTACCGTATCAGATAGAATGTTCAGAGCAATTTGTCGTACTTGTTCAATCACAGATTGCTGTTCTCGATCAGTACTTGAAACCTTACTTACAACGGTAGAAATATTCTCCGCTGCTGAATCAAAAGCACGTAAAGCTAAAGGTTTTTCTGTAGTTGGGCCAAATGGATTCATCTTGATAGATCCTTAAAATTATTTAACTAAAACGTCGTCATCAAAAATTGCGGCACGAGTTGTACCAACAACTCCATGGGCTAAATAGAGTCGTACACGCTCATATGGATAGTCTTTGTCAGGTATTAAACTGAACTCAAAAGGTTTACCACCTAGATCTTCAGCCGGTTGTAACCAACCGGTTGTTTCACTAGAAGCACCCTCTAAAAACTCTTGAATTTCATCACCAGCTTTTTTGATATAGTCCGGTGTAGCTTGGAACATGTAAGTTCTAAGGATTTCGATACATTTATTCGTAACTCGTGCCGCAATCTCAGCTGCAGGAACTAAACGCAATGCACTATTTTTACTTTGATACTGGGTTAATACATCACTTAAAACGAATAATGTAGTTTCAAACTTAACTGGGCGAACTACATTTACTTTAGCCTTTGCCAACATTTCTTGAGTCTGTTCATCTTCAAGATCAATATTCGGCATCTGGCTTAAGTTTTTTGCTGTAAATGGATAATCTTTCCAAGCTACTGCATTTTTTAACGGCGCAAAGCCTTGTTTATTTAACTTTGCGTTACGTAATAATTTATCGCCGATGTAATGGCCCAAATAATAAGCTGGGACCTTACGCCCTCTTAGTGTGACAGCACCAGATGGACGGCATAGGTTCGGACTCCAAATGAATTGAACAAACTGTGATTGTGCATCTACACTTGTCGCAAATTGAGCTGCTTGCTCAGCTGTAAAAGTTGGGTTGATTTCAGCATCCAAAGGAATACGTAACTTTGTAGCTGCACGTTGTGCCGCAACATAAATTGGTAAATCATGAGGATTTGGTAAAGTCAGATATGCTGGTGTACTTAATTGACTCGTCAGAATCTTATATAGTTCATCTGGATTAAATGATGGTAACGATTCATCTTCCAATGCCAATGTTTTTGAAGCACGACCTAAGCTATTTGATTCGTTATAAGCATTTGATTTGAGTATTGCTTGTAACGCATCAATACCTAACGATAAATCAAAACGCTCAAAATATTCTTTCGCATCAGCTACAGCGACAATAGAAGCAGAATTTTCAATGTCTCCATCTACTAATCCCTGAACAGTAACAATTTGATCACCTGTTACCGCATCACGGATTTCCAAACGCATAGAAATATCTGCAGGACCGCGTGGGCTAGTTACTTTCGCAAAAAAGGCCACATTGATTTCTGTATTTGCAAGATAACTGTGAGTATCAAATTCCAGTTTTAGTGATGGGCTGGCCCCTGCTACAAGGGATAGCTCACCTGTACTTGATAGAGCAAGTATATTCATTACATTACACGCCCAAGGCTATTTGTTTTAAGTATTTTGAGCCGTTGGCTTTTTTGATTTTCTGGCTAGTTCCAATGTAAAAAAAACCACTCGAAAGTGGTTTTTCATTTCCTAAATTTTATAATCCGCTAGCAGGTTCTGTAGGCTCTTCTGCCTCAGTAGGTACAATTTGAAGTACATTACCTTTCAAGCCATTAATTTGATCTAGGTTATCTAGCAATTGTTTATGAGCTTCGTCACCGATCAAAGTGAATGTGACCTTTTGACCAGCTTGTACCAAAACTTGCGTAAATGGTTCGGTAATGTCACTTAAACCGTTATTTTGAAGTGTAATACTTCGTTCAGTAGGATGATCACCAACAGCATCCATAATTGGGTTCGTGCCATCAATAATGAAAATAGTCATCTTGTTACTCAACAGTTAGATTCTTACCAAGCCCCTTCAACTGACGTAAGTTTTCCAGTACTTGATGTTTAAATGTTTGGTTATGACACGTAATACTTGCTGTTTTACCTGCCTCAATAGCAACACGTGATAACGGTTCTAAAACTGTTGAAAATCCGTTATTAGTAACTTTAATAACTAGCGGATCCACGCTACTCCCACCTGATACTGTTAACAAATCCGTAATGGGAGTATTAACTTTAGAAGTATCAGTTTCTTTAAGGACATGATCCGATTCCGTCCCCACATCATCACCAGACTTACCACCATTTGAATCTAGATCATTTGAAGGTTTGACAGAATCATTCGATGTTTCAGTTGGATTTCCATTTTCTTGAGTATTGGACTCTTCATTATCTGAATCGCCATTTTTCAAATCAGTAGGTTTATTACCTTCATCTTGAGATGCGCCGTCTTCAGGACCTTGGCTATTTAACAAATCACCTTGGTCTGAAGCTTTTTCATCACCAGCTTGGGTATTCTGTGTTTCTGTAGTTTTATTGGTTTTATTACGTGTGTTTTTTTGTTTAGTAATCGCTTGTTCGTCAGTTGAAGCTAAAGTTTCGTCAGTGTTTTGTGTTGCAGCAGCCATGAGATTTTCCTTTCAATAAATAGGGTAAAAAGGCGCATCGAAATGCGCCCTTATCTGTTTTACTTACGAATTTTTGAGAGATGGCATATTGATACAGTGGATGACATAGCTTTGATCAGCATAACGTTCTAACGGGTTCATTTCGGCTGCTTGAGCACCGATTAAAGTAAGTACTGATTCACGCGCATCTGGTCGAGTTTCAATAACTGAAAGAGGCGTTTGAATAAAGCCAACGAACGGCGCACGAATTGGCTCATTACCACGACCAACTAAAAGCATATCAAACGCTGTATCTGCTTCAGCTACAAGCTCTTGTGCTGTCGGTGCGTGGTAAACGTTTGTACCATCTGCAAGAGTACCAATACGGACAATTTGACCATAACCAGCAGTGTATCCGGTTTTAACTGGCATCTTGTCGCTTGACAGTTGATTAAAGAATACTGACCCAGTATCGCCAACATATAAGTCAAATGCTACGGTAGAGCCACCAGTACGTTGGTTAATATCCAATTTGGCAGCTGCAATAAATTTATTTACTTCCGCAAACAAGTCACCTGAAGTATTAAATGCAGCTGCTAATTTTCCAGTCACACCACGAGAAGCATCAAAAGTAACTTCACGAGCGGAGTATTCAGCTAAATCTTTTGCTTCACCTAATAAACGTACAGTTTGTTCTAAGAAGATTTTACCTTGAACAATTGCTAAAGCCTGACCCAGAAAACCAAGCTTAAGTTCGTTAGTTAACTGAGATTGTAATAGTGTTGAAGCTGTTACCCGTGCCATGATAGGTGACGCAATCAATGTTTCATATTCAGGTTCGAAATCAACACCAACTGGGGTTAATAGATAGTTATCATTACCATCACGCGCATCAAAATCCGCCACAAGATGAACTTCAATTTTCGCACCAGCTGGTAATGCTTCATTTAATGTCACGCTAATTTTGCTAGCTGAAATGTCAATTTCGCTACCAACTACACGATATTCAACGCCGTTTACTACTACGTCTTTCTCAGCAATAGCAGAAATCTTGCCTGAAAATTTTGATTTACTGCGATTTCGAGTATGCGCAACTTCTTTACCATTGATCTTAATAGATACATTACCCGCAATAAATGGCAATAAACTCGCTTTGGCGTCAGGTGTTTTAGCCTTGAAGTCTTCATAACCAGTTCGTGCAGTCACAGTATAAGTTGCACCTGCGCCACCATTAGACAATGCAAAACGGAATCGTCCTTCAACATAAGGCTTAGAAGCATTTGCACCATCTAAGTATTCTGATTTCTTCATTGCACCAAAATCACGGTTGGTGATAAAGCGAATAGATACAATCGGTACTTCATTTGAGCCATTTGAGTTGGGAATCATAGCAACGATAGGTGTTGCATAAGCGATAACGTTGGCGATAGTAGCAACTGTAATTGCTGGAACGATGCTTACAGATTCATGATGCTGGTGATTTACATCATCAAAACCAGATTCATTAATACTATCGTAATAGCTAAGGGTCTCGGCAGGCAAAGCAACTGCTTGTTTCGCACCACTTAAACCAGCAGTTAATGCAGCTGCAATGATTGAAGGATGTGGTAATTCACCTCCATGACGTGATTGATATTGTGATACCCCAAACATCACAGCTTTATCAACTTCTGGCGCATATTCGATACCAATTGAATCAAAAATTGCTTTTAATACTTCTGGGTACTCATCTGCCGCTGTTTGAGCACTGTCAAACCCATTTTCAAGCTCTTCAGGACTTTTGAAATAGTAATTTCGGCACTGAACAGTAGCTAGTTGTTGAGCATCATACTTTTTACGAATTTCTTCTGTTAACACAGTCATTTTAAACCAGCCTTTGGCTTTCTATGTAAGATGCAGAAAGTCTGACATGGCGTATTTTTACTAAAACTGGTCGGTTCCAAACATAAAAAAGTCCCCAAAATTGAGGACAAAGAAAATGTAGCTAAAGGACCATCTCAGCCCTTTATTTATATAGCTATCCGCTTACACCACTTGAAACATAAATCTCCACATTATCACCTGCTTTCACTTTATAACGGAGCTTATCCCAGCAATGCTGTCTAAACGGTTCAGTATCGGGCGCAGCAGCTGTTAATGTAAGAATAGACACCCAGTGAGAATCGTTTTGCGGATCTGCATATGGAATATTGCTTCCGAAAAACTCTACTTCTGCCCCGTTCCCGATTACCTGGTAATTGAATATTGCAGAAGTACATTGTTCAGCCATTTCAATGTCGCCTGTCTTTTTACCTTTTTCATTGAAAATTAAATAGCTCATTTAGTTTCTCCATCACCTATAGGTGAAATAAACAAATCATCTCTACGGTTTAAAACATACTTACTGCCAAAATCTGCCATGAGGCTAAAACCAGTAATATTTACAATCTCAAACCACAACATTAGGTTTTCATAAATCATTAAACCTAAAAGATCACCTTCTTTAAGAATCAAGTCAGGGATGTTGATTATCCTTTCCAAAACATCATCCAATTCTTCATTGAATGTCTCTACTTGAGCGGTTAGCACCAAGTCAGATGGGTTATTCATTGAGAAGTTCTTTTGAATATAACCACCATTAAATTTATCGAAATGAACATAAGCAGCGCCCTTATATTCATACTTGTAGTTGGGTTCGTCTTGAATCGATAAAGTGTTCGCTTCAAAAGAAAGAGGATCTAAAGGTTTTGAATCTTCAGCCGGATTATTGAAAACTACTTCTTTTCGCCAAATTTGCGCGGGAATACTTGCTAGAGCATTCATCACAACACGTCTAGCTGCTAAACGGCGTCCATTTGCAACTTGATTTACTGATCTATTTAGCATTTCGACTTAAACCCTTCATAAAGACATTTAACATGTCATTGTCGATTGCGCCTGATTTATGTAAGGCTTGAATTCTTTCAATTTGACTTGCTCTAACAGTTTCCACTTCAAAACGTTTGAGGGTTTTTAATTCGCGTTCTAAGAGCTTTTTGGCAACTTTATCAGCTCTACGCATCATTTCTTTTTCTGCTTTTTGGATATTGGCTTTGATTGGCTTAACAGAACCATTCATCAAATCCATTACTTGCTCGTTAATTGAATTCTGTATTTGCTTATCTGTTTGCTTATACCGTGCACCTACTTGTTTCTTACGGTCTTTCTCTACTTCCTTTTTAAGGTAGGCAATCCCTGCTGGTGAACTAATCCACTTAACAACCCGCAATACATGCTTACAAGCCACACCGGATAAATGCGGGTTACGTATTTTCGGAAAGCCGCCCTCATCACGTCCCAAATTGTAGCCGCCAATAGTTGCCATATAGCGGTACCAGAACGTATGACGTTCGCAGTCACACTGAAATTTGATTTTGCCTTTAGCTAAGCGGTTTTTAACAGTGGTTAATGCCTGCTTGTCGATATCAAATACGACAGATTTAAAGTTTGAAAACTCAATCTCAACGTGATGATTTAAGACTTTACTATTTGGACCGGCATTCGTAAGTAAGTGCACTAATCCAGCTTTTCTGCTTACTGGAACCGCCAAATAGATTTGCTCATTTGCCCGGTCAATATCGTCTTGTCGGCTTAAATTAATGATGTTTTGAGGGGTAATACCCTTACTATACTGATCTTTTAATAGTTGAATGTTTTCCTGAAATGCCAAGATATCATCACGGGTAATACGCCGTGGTACTTCTCCATTTCGCTGACCTAATGTTGTAAAAAGTACCCTTTCGACATCATATTTTTCCCCTTGGGCAATATCTTGTGGTCGCAAGAACATAGGTTTAGGGATCTTTCGTCCCCAATCATCATATTCAATTTCTTTTTCTGCAAATGCCCGCTGTTCTCTATCTGCACGCTGGCGGCTCTGTTGATCTCTACGAACTCCACCATTTTGCAAAGACTGGTTTAATTGCAGCTGGGCACGGCGTAAATCATCTGGCTTGAATGCTGACATTTTAATTATCCTGCAAGTATTCTTTTTGAAGTCTTAAAAGATCAACAAGCCTTGGAAAAGCCACCTTATTAAGAGGTAACTTTTCCCAAACGCCGTTCACACCACACGCCACAAGTACTGCATCAATATGGTTTCTTGAACCATATATTTTCAAACTCAACAGTGATGGATCTTGAGATTCATCGTCTTTGATTTCCCAAACAATCAGATTCTGAATATTATTTTGTTGAAGATTCCGGTGAATTAAGTCTCTAATAGCATTTCGATAATCATTTCTCATACTGTTTTACCTATTTAAGCTTTAACAGTACTTACACGAGCAAAGCCACCAGTACCTGCTTTACCAGTGTTACCATTACTTTCGGTTGCAACACCAGGTTCACCAACAACTAAAGTCATATACTGAGTTTTTTCGGTTGAATTCACATATCGGCAAATGAGTAAACCACCACTTGCACCACCACCACCAAGTGCCCAGCCATCATCACCTACACCATTAGCACCATCACCACCAGCACCCCAGTTTGATACTGGACTTACTGATGCGCCGCCTTTGTGGTTTGTTTGGTTTGCAGCTGTACCAGCGTTACCAAGCTTGCGTGAAATTTCGGTTATGTTTGATGTCACAGTGATTACACCTGCTAAACCACCAGCACCATTTGAGAAAGCACTACCATTCGACCACTGACCACTGGTACCGCCTTTACCGCCGCCAACAACCGCCAAATCAAGTTCATTTAAACGTAAGCGTGTATCTGTTCCACTGGTCCCATGTGCCAATGCTCCTAACTCCCAGACACTGCCACCACCAGCACCACCAGCACCAACCAAAATGAATTCTTTTTGTTCTTTCGGTTGAATTGGAATGATATAAACACCTGGGACTGTGTAATCGCCGTTTCCATCGTTTAGTGTTTCTGCAGCTACCTGAACAACGGACCAATTCACAGTACCTGAATACCCTATCCGGTTTTGACCTGAGCGGTCCCAAACTTCATATGAAAAACCCTTTTCAGCACGGGTAAGCTTCCATGCTTCATGTGGGCTTTCTGGTGTTAAATAGATTGCATACTTTGAATCACGTAAATCAGTAACTTTGCCACCTAGTTCAACTGTGGCTGAGCTACCAATATTTACACCTGCTCCAATTAATTTTGGATATTGAGCATCTAAGTTTTTCTTGAAATCGATTAACTGCTGTAACAAATTTTTGGAACTAAGATCTAGATCATCAATCTGTTGTTGTAAATCATCGTCTTTGGCTTTTACATCTTTTTCAAATGCATATTGGGGGTGCGGATCCTCATGCTGATTATGTTCAGTCATGAGCTTACGAATTAACGCGCCGTATTGTGGGTGTGGATCTTCATCTGCACTATGCTGGTTCATCAACATCACTGCAATTGGAGTATTTGGATCAATTTTTATAGTTACATTTTTTAAATTAACGTCAGTTAAAACAAATCCAAAAGTAACGATAGCAACCACGTTTGCATGCAGTGACATGATTGATTGAACTTCTGTAGTTGACGCCACTGCAAGTAAAGTGCCATCTGATAGATATATACCTAACTCAAACACTTCCATTGTTAAAGTTGGCTCAATACTCATCACAAAACGCAAAGTTCCAGTTTCTGTGTCTACACCACCACCATTAAGCGAAAATCTGGCTAATTCATTTTTAAGAGAAGTTAGGTTTTTCGCTTCAACTGATGCATCAAATTTGCCGGTACCAACAGCAAGATGAGTAAGCTCCCCACCAAAGCTAGCAACATCGCCTGCTTTATTTAATGCATTCCGACCTGCGTCAGTTAAAAAGAAATTAATAGCCATAACCCACCCATATGATTTATTGATCTATGGTAGTTACGGCAAAAAGGTTCGGTGGGGGGCAGTTCCACAAAACTAATCATTTTCTTTTTCGGCAGCTTCTCTTAAAGCACTGAATCTTGACTTACGTTCAGCTTGTTCACGGCCTTCTGGTGTATCGTCAGTGACATTTACAGTTTCGTAAGCTTCAGTGTAATGAACGTTTTCTAAGAATAAGAAGGCAAAAGCATCACCAATATCCGGTGATTTAATTCCCATCCGTTTCATTTCGTCTTTGCTTAAGATTTTATAACGAGCAAAGTCATCAAAACGGTATGGAACGTGGATTAACTGATCTTTAATTTTCACATTGTGTTTCTTCGTTTTTATTTTAAAACGGCCACTTGCGATTGCTCGAGCTAAGCCAACATAAGCTAATGACCTTTTATTTGTAAACTCTTTTCTATTGTCATTACTAAAACATTGTGAGCCCCAATAAACAGGAACGTAGAAAATACCTTGCTTTTTAAGGTATTGGCCTAAACCTTTACCCGCCCCGTTATCATCTACAACTAAGTTAGCATTTGGGTACTGTAAAAGTAGCTCATTAATCTTTGCAAATAGTTCTAAGATATCATCTCTGTTTTTGCATAATGGAATATCTACAACTTCTACACGGCGTGCGCGCTCTCCCCATTGCGATTCACCCCAAACTTTAGAAACAACAATTACTGAATCGTCACGGCCGACACCACCACCAACGTCAACCGTAATGACATAGCCGAATTGATGGTCATCAAAAATACTGGCGCCAACATACATTTCTTCAGTTTGACGCTTGGTAATTAAGAACTCGTCTGATAAGTCTGGGAATTCACCTAGAACACGAATCTTATACTGGGCATCTTCTCTGCTTCCGTATTTTTGCCGTTGTTCTTCTAAGGACTGCTTACTAACTAGTGGTGACTCTTCACCATTAAATGTGAGAGCAATCCATACCCCACCTGCTCGATGACTTAACTTATGATGAGTTTCATAGAACATCCCCGCGTTACGGGTAGGCTGAGAGGTCATTACTGCACGGTTGTCTTCGTGCGTTAAGGCACCAAATGCTACATCAAGTACGGCATCATCTACACCACTGGCCTCATCGACCCAGACCATGTAGTTATCGCCGTGGTTACCTGCTAAGTTTGTAGGTTGATGTTTTGGTGCTGTCTTCGCAAAGACATACCATTTTTCTTTGTAGCCTTTGATGTATACAAGTTCAGATTGGTACCCAACATAATCAGCAAGCCAAGCCAAAGGCCCTTGCTTCAATCGTGCTAGATTGATACTGATTTCTTTCCACACTTGTTTCTTTAACTGCCCAATCTGCGGAGCAGTAAACATCATGATGGATTCATCAAAAAACAAGAGATGCCATAAGGCAACAATACCGGCACTGGCCGTTTTACCAGTGTTATGAAGTACTAAGTCATCTTCACCCAAGAAAAATGGATCTGGATCGAGTACAAAACCGTAATATTTACCTTCACCTAGCTCAGTAACCGATGTAATTTTTAAAGGCTTATGTTCCCCATCTATAAGCCTATAAGATGCAAACTGTTCCCTACTTTCAGGTTTAAGGTTCATATATTGAGAAACAAGCAATTCAATCTTGTCGCCCTTTGACCACCCGTTACCATCGTATAAAGAAATTAAGCAAAGAATATGTGATTTATTGAATGTATGAGCTTTACCATTCTCATATTCAAACCGGAACATTTCCTGATAACCGGTTACTGTTTTAATTACATCTAGTTCTGTCTTACCATCTGCAGCAAGAATTTTATGATTTAGATTAATACGCTCAACTGGGATAAATTCCCCATTGGCTAATTTGATTAAAGTCCCTTTACCAAAGCAACCATGCCCCGATGCTACTGAAGTACGGCTACCATCAAATGCAATAGATTCAAAAAGTAATTCTTGTTGCCATGTGGGTTCGACACCTAATGCTTCTACGGCGAAAGCATAGATGTCGTATCGATAACGCTCACAAAGTTCCCACCATTCGGGAATTTCTTTTAATGGTGCCAAAGCCATACCGTAAAAACACCATTACTTAAAAGATTGAAAAAGGAAGCATTGTTGGATCTACAGCATCTTCTTCAAACTGATTCCCTTCAGTAATTGAAAAGCCTTTGGCAATTTTCGTACTAGCCCAAACAGCTAATAGAATTGCAATGTGTCCATTGTTTAAGCTGCTGCTATCAAATTCTTGCTGAAGGCCGTTTTTATCGACCTTACGGATTTCAAGTACGTTTTTAGGGTTGTACTGGTTTAGCTTCGGCTCAATTTCAATTAACTTTGCTCTGAAACGAGCTTGGTAAATTGAAATCACTTCTTCTAAGTGCTCTTTAGCATTGAAACTTAATTGCCAATTCTGTACTTGATCCGGTGAGTCAGTTACTACAACTGTTTGATCTCTTAAATCGCTTGGTACGGGCAAATTTGAATAAACAGCTGTTTTTTGAATAACAAGCTCACCTGTATCAGCAAATGCCGCTCCAATAAGTCGAATTGGTTGATCCGAAAACCCAGCAACACGGCTGTCTATACGAATAATTCCAGACATTACATTTATCCTTAGCGCCGTTTGCGTTCTAACTTGGTTTGGCATTCAATGCAGAATTTCACGCCACCTAAAGCACGGCGGCGCTCTGGTATTTCTTCACCACATTCAACACATTCTTTTTCAGATTCGCCTTCAAAACGGCATCGGTTTGCAATTTCTTGCTGCAATAAATAATCAGCACTTTCTTGTGCCTTATCGATTAAGTCAGTCATCTATACGCTCAACTGTAATTTCACCTGTTTCTCTATCACCCTTCACACGCTGGTGATCGAGTGATGTGTACTGATCAGCTTGCACTACAACTTTGTCGTTGATTGCGGGCTGTTCCGTTGCTGAGCCGTCAGGTTCATAGCCATTACCTGTGTTGTTGTCGAATGGACCACCGAAACCGATAACGTTAGGTGTATAACCCACAAGCTGAATATCTACAGTTGAGATAGAAAGATTGATTGCTTCGCTTGGGACTGGTGATGGAAAAAGTTCATTTTCAAAAACAGTGAATGTTGAATTAACAACATGATCATTCCATTGCTGAAATGGCACATTAAAACGGCGGTTATCGCTGCTAGACATGTATGCGCAAAACTGCCCAATGACTGAACGCAGATCATTGGGATTGGTGGCAAAGAAAGCGATTTGAGCACGTACAGTTGTCGGCACCAGACGAACCTTCACCCGTTTCTCATCAATGACCGTTTCAATAAAATCAGGCACTGGTAGTAATTGATTTACATCAGGGGGTTGGTCAGTTAACGCTGTTGCAGTAAGCATTACAGGTAAAATCACTTTGGATTCTTCCTCATGCTTCTGGCTTTTTCTATATTCAGAAAGCATTGCTTCTGAATCGTCCATCATCCGTGACGGACATGCTTTTATAGCGTTACCAATGGCTCTCAACTTCCAGTCAGCCGTTAATTGGGTCTCAGGCATATACCAAGCACGAAAATTGACAAGCTGCTTATACCAAGCGTTTTGGATGCATTTAAGCGAATCGTTGGGGTAATTCATTATTACCCCCATACACTAAAGATACTGCCAAAAGACTTTTTCGGCTTTTTAGGTTTCTCTTTTACGTTTGGATTGTCCAAACTTTGAATGATTTGTTCAGCTTGTTGTTGTACTGAATCAAAACTCTTCACAGGATTTACCATACCCGTATAGAGTTCTTTTTTTCGTTCTTCTCTAAGTTGTTGCAAGCGTTTCTGTTTATCAACTTTTTCTGATAATTCACCCACTAATCCTTGAGCATTTCCTAACTCGGTTAATAGATGCAGCTGACTATTGATATTGTCGTATGTCTGTAAAATTTGATCTTCAAGTAATTGGGCAATAATAATTTCGGGCTGTGATAACTGTGAAATATCTGTTGCGCTATCAAAGCAAGAAACAACACCTTCTGGCTCTTCAGGAACAAATAATCCATCAAATAACTGACCATCACCTACATTACTTGCATAATTTGGTTGTGCAACGAAATCAAAACCAAAAAAACCCGTTGGAATTAAACGGCCACCGACATTCTTGTAATTGACTGATGTGCTAAAACCACCCGCTTGGGCTTTATAATCTTGTAATGCGATCTCACCAGGCTCGTTATCATAAAACTCTTCTCGGTGTTCAACTGTTCCATCCTTTGACGCACGTAATTCAATTGTTTTAAATGCCCGTGAAAGATATACAACTTTACCTTTAATGATCACCGTTTCAGGCGGCACCATACCATAGCGCTGTCGAATTTGATGACCGTAAAAACCTTGTAATGAATTAGTAGCAACCATTTCTTGTACATGGTCACTGTTGATCAAGTTGACCATTGCATCTACATCGACATTACTTCGATCAACACCGGTAAATTTACGGCATCGGTCATGTAAGTTGTAAGATAGAACTTTTGTCTTTCTATTTTTGCTAGCCATAAAAAAGCCCCAATGCTGTGATTGAGGCTATTGTTTCAGTTGTTCTATAGTTGAAATTTAATCAGTTCCAAATCAAATCTTTTGATCAAACTCAATTAATTCCAATAGCTTGTCATGCTGTTTATCTTCAATGGTTGCATCAAAGATGTACCCACTTTTAAGAGAAATAAAAACATCATAAAAGCGCTCATGGACCATGCCTCCTCGATGTTCACTTTCGGAGACTTGCAAACAATCCATTTGAGATAAGTCAATTAATTGAGAACAAGCACGTTTTCTACAAAAGATTTTTAATCGCATACTTCACCCAATTACTTAACAAGAGTGCCTTCAACACCACGAGCACGGCGCTCAGCTGTACGTTTATTAAATTCTTCTAGCGCACTTTCCATATAAATAATGGCTTGTTTGTTGAACTCACTCGGAAATTTTTCATCCAAGGTTTTAGTACGGTGAATAAGTACTTTTAACAATGCTTCACTAGTAACCCCATTCACCCCATGTTCTGGAATTGGGCCATCTTGAAAATGAATACTGATTTCAAAATCTTTTGCATTTTGGTTTTCAGGATTTGCTGAAATCTTATAGTAATGGCCCTGAGCATATTCCGTAATGCCTTCAACCACTTCCCCTTTAATAACTTTATCAATTTCTTGTGGTTCTAATTCATGGCTAGCATATCCTAAGAAATGATCAATTAATAAGTTTTCTCCCTGACCATTGATAGGTTCTGCGATTCCTACTAAAACATTGTCTTGAGCTTGTTGCATATAAAAAAGTCCTGAACTAATGAACAGGACTATGAAATCATTTTGTATTTGAGCGCTAACTCAACAGTTCCAATTGAATTAAAGGAAGTTATAGACTGCATAAGGCTTAGCTGCTATTGCCGCTGCAAAGCTTGTGGTGCCTAAATCTCTATCAAATGCCATTGAGTGAACTTTAACGACAATATTGGCTGGTACTAAACGGCGTAATATCGGTGACAGCTCTACCACTTCATTTGCATCAACAGTTTTATCTAAAACAATTCTAATCCGACTTGTTAAGAAGTAATTTGGCTTTTCAAAATCAGACAAATAGGCTGGATATTCTTTTAGCTTTTCCAAGCTATGCCATAGCCGGATAATCTGAAAATGATCTTTCCCCCACAACATTCGTAAAACAAACTCTAAAAACGCTAATCCTCTTTTATTACCCATGCTGCTCCAATTGGCATAGATAATTCGCATTAACGTGTCAGAGGTGTTATTTCGGCGTAATACAACAAGTCCGTTTTGTTTAGAGAACCGTTCTACAACTGTTTTACTACCGATATGAGGACAACCGTAATCCAATAAATCTTGTATGGACTGTTCAAAGTTTTGTGCAAATACTTGTTTAAATGCTTTAGCAAGTGCGGTTTGCAAGCCCGTACTCACATATTGTTCATCGATAGGCCGAGTAAAGCTTATAGGGTCCATGTAGCCCCCGAAATATCAGCGGTGCGTTCCAACTCAACAGTAATGCTGTCTTTTGTCACATACACCCACTCATTAGGCTTATTCAACTCATTTGAAAGCATAATGGTAAAGTCACTCATCCGGTCTTGGAAAGCCACAATATTGTCATTAATCAGCTTCCCCATTTCTTGCGTATTAAAGCCATTAACCAGCCAACGACTTGAGCTCAATGATTCACGCCCGTATCGTTCTACAAGTAATTCTTTGATCTGTGTCTTAACCATATCTGTGTTATGTACAGAAGCCAAAGAGCCTTTAATTTTTACTTCAATTGGCTTTTCTACAACTTCATGTACATTCACTTTACCTTCATACAAGTTATCGCAATAACCAATATACCGACAGATATCTTGTTCTAACGTTGCTTGTTCAGCTGGGTTCTTGGCAACCACCACAAGATTTAAATGATTTATGTCGCGGTATGTAATGGCAAAGTGTTGCTCTTGCAACGTTTCATTCCAGACAGAAATAAACTGTGCCCGTTTCATAAATTTTTTACGGACTGCATAGTCAAAGTTGCCGAGAAATACCGCATCTTCATCGTAAAGTGATGGATAGCTTGATAATAAACGTAATTCTGATACAGCTAACGGATCTACGCCCTCTCTAATCAGTCCACCAGCTTTAAAACGCACTGATACCCGCTGTTCATCATTAGTAAGTACATCAAGTAAGGCCGCATCTTTTAAACGATTAACATCAACTTCCCCGTATGTCTCAAGAATTCCAATTATTACCGTTTCATTGGCTTGCAGAGTACGACCAGCTCTCTCAGAATCGCCAAACTCAATAAACAATCTTCTTAGATTATCTGTAGTAATAGTTACAGCATATTCACCTGGTTCAACATTCATCCAGCGCGGCTTAATTACATAGTTATTATTGCCCTGCTTAACCGAAATATTTGCAAGTGAAAGGTCCTCTAAAAGGTCAATTCGATATTTATGGAACCCTTCAGTAACTGGTACAACATATTTAATTTCACGGTATTCACTTTGTTCTGCTATTACTTCCGCCGTCTCACCAGCTTTAACAGTAATTGATTGAAGCAACCGCCATACTCTACCGCCGCTATGGTCCTCAATCATTCGCCCTTGACTTAAGCTCACAGCATTTGTTGACCGGTTGATAATTTCTATTAAGTGCTGACACGGTGTACCTATAGGCAAAATGCCTTTATTTGTAGCATCCGCAATAATTGAGCGGTCACGTGTTTTGGTAAATGGTTCAATTGAAGCAATATCGATTTCTGGACCAAATGCAGTCAAAAAACTAGCCATAGAACGCAGCTGGTGAACGACAAGTGGATCTTGAGCTTTATAGCGTTCCTGAATCTCATAATCATCTATCGCTGCTTGGAGCTGGGCTTCAAAATCAGCTTGCGTTAATGTCATATGTCTCACCTGTTACTGATTTACCCAATCGGTCTGCTACTTGGTTAAGATCTATATTCACATTCATGATGCTTAAATGAATATGAACCGTCTCAAATCCTTCGGTTTGTGAATACAGGGCTAATTGGTCAGAGTTAAGCTCAGATAATATTGGTAGATCCTTTTTCATCTTAATAAGAAAACTATCTGCCACCCTCGAGTCTAAAGGTGCCATTAGCAAATCATAAAGAGGTGCACCAAAGTCAGAACCATACTTCCCATTAACCGGATGATTAAGCCAGTACTCAACCATGTCTAAAATTGTTTTAGATGTGATCATTAGGAAGTTGCTCTATTACTGAAAATCATCAAAAGCTTTACTAGTATTGCAGTGCCGATCTGGTAAGTTGAAAAAATGGTGAAATAGATTATGAATATCCATAATGAAACGCTTAATGCATCAAAATATGAAGCAACGTTATAGATTCGCCAATCAACAAGAATAATAGTGATCAATACACATGCCATACTTATGAAATACATATATCTGATTTCTTTAAATAAGAGGCTTATAGGCACATGACGGAATTGTTTAATATACGCAGCTTTATTCTTGCTATTCCATCCTGTAACAACGGAAAGATAAGCTAAAAATGCAAGAATTAAGACAATATCAATACCGATTTGAATTTGCATAAAAAACACCCTTAATAAGAACTGTATTAAGGGTATTGCTTTTGTATATATGTAAGCGTGAATGGTTCCATATTTGAAAATAAGAAATGCATGGATTATTATATATACAAAGCCCGCTCCACTTATGACACGAGAACGTATAGGGTCATAAGTGTAGGTTAGAAGATGTCGCAACCCATCTCTAACTACCGGGCTTTTTTTAATGCACTTCAAAAGCTGTAAGCAGCCATGCATTACTACCTTCTCGCTTAATCAATGACGCTTCATGCGAATTAAATACAATATTTATTCTTGTAGATAATCCACGTTCTGTACGCCGTTGTGTACTACCTTGAGCGATTGTTTGCACAATAGTATCCACAAGCATATGCACAACTTCATCATATGTCATGCCATCACTTTCCATACGGCGCTTGATAATATGCTTAATACCCTGTTTATCACTGCCATACTCAAAATCCACCCAGCCTAAATCATTACGATACATAGCTCTATGCACTGTGGTTTTTTCCATAATGGCTTTGTTCATTGCAGCTTTACCACGTGTGATATTTGCTGTAACTGATTTGATTGGACTCGCACTATCAAATTCAGGCTTTCCCAGTTCGGATTGACCAGCCTCCGAACTTATACCAAGTTGTTGCTTAGCATGTTCAATTTGTTCCTTCAGTTGGTCACGCTGAGCGGTTTGTTTTGCTAAATCTTCATCTAGCTTTTGTTCTTGTTCTTGTACTTCTTTAATTTTCTGATCTACAGAAGTACGGCGCGGCGGCAAACTGACTTTATCCCGTTTATTTTGTTCTTGAATCTTTGATTGTGCTTCACGGATAAGTTTAGCTACACAACTCACGGCGTTTTCAAATGTTGGCTTATAGTCATCACTAAAATCTCCTGATAGCACAATTACTTTGTCGTTCAGTTCGGCCTTGACCACATCTGCTAAAGCACGAACATAAAGTGTTAGCGTAGCGCCACCTGAAAAGAAAAATGCAACTGGTAAAACGCTAACACCAGCAACACGCTTAATTTTGCGAAATTCTGGTGTAACAATCGTTTGGCCTGTTGCTTTTTCTAATGCCGATTGGATCTTTTTAATGTATGGAGTAGTAGCTGTTATAGCTGCTAGATTAAGACTGCCCATGAAAAATAACCTCATATTAATGAGGTTATCTTGTAAGTAAATTTTTTCTAGAAATTACATAAGTTCCATTAAATTTCATTTTGTTTATAAATAAAAACCTGCATTTGCAGGCTTTTATTTTAAATTAATTAGAAGTTAATTTATTTCGGACGTTCGTTAAACTATGTTGAAACATTTGTAAACCTAATTCAGTAGAAATTTTGACAGGTTCACCATGGTGATATGTTTCAGTGTTAGCGTGATATGTGTTGCCATTTCCAACAAGATGATTTGTTTCAGCAATCTCTGTTTGCAACATTTGTATTTGATTATTAAGAGTTGTAGACATGATAGGCGCTTCCAAATTATGAACTTCTTCTCGTTTAATACTGCAATATTTTACTTCCCCTGCAGTATATTGATCGTATTTAATAGCTTCTAGGACAACAGCTATCGCATTAGGACAATCATGAATAATATGCTGAGTATGAAAACTCCCCGATCCAATTACAGTAGGAACATTAGTAATGTTTTCTATTGTAAACTCAGTGTCATTTACCATTTTAGAAACTTTAAGGCAAGAACCACTTAAATAGATTAGTGCAATAAAATCACTATTTGTTTTTTCAAGTATAGATCTCGGAAGCTCAAATTGTGTTTTATTTTGTAAGATAAAATCAATAAGGGCCTCGCTAAAATCTCTCATACAAAATAAACATCCAGCCATACCAAATACAATATCGCCCAAACGTTTCACTTTCCTAAAAGGAATATTTAGAGTAACTTCTGTACGATTTACTGTAAAGGCTATGTCGGAAGCCATGAAATGAGTATCATAAGCTGTTGTTGTCATTAACATAATCCTTAAAACGCGCGCGAATTATGCATTTATGAATAATATTTTTCAAGAACTATATGATCAATTACATTGGAAATATCAATAAAATTAAGAATTTTCTCTGTACACGACAAATTTCACAGAACCCTTATCCTATCAGGGTTCTGCCTTCTTAAAATTGCCAAAATTTCCTTAAACTCTTCTTTTTTCCCAAAACCAATTAAACGCTGAATCGCCATTTGAACATAGTCTAAACCATAGCGAAATAAACTCATTGAGAGTCGTCCATGCTTCTTTATTTTTATCGCTTTTTTTTGATCATGTTGCCATTCACCCGTTAAGTAACACCAACAGAAGCTTATAGCTAACACCGCAATCAATTTTTTCACTCGTCTAGGGTCTGTCAAGCGCGTATTTTCAAGATTAAACCCGCGTCCTTTGAGACAACTGAATAAGGTTTCAATTTCCCAGCGTAATGCATAATCCTGAATAGCATTGGCATTAAACTGAGGAGAAACGACGAGTAAAAGCTCTCCATTTTCTAACTGTAGTGCACTTATATATAGTTTCACCCGACCAACCAAAATCCGTCGTTTACGACATTCAATTTGACCAACTTTAAGATGGCGAAATAAATCACTAATTTTATGATTCTTTCCTAAATGATTGGTGACAATGAAGTTTTTTTAACACGAATGCAGAAGTTGATGTCTTGTTCAATTAACCATGTAAACCACTGCTCACCGATAAACTCTCTGTCTGCGAACACATTCACAATACGGTCTTTACCAAAAATGGCTATAAAGCGTTGAATCAAAGCAATACGCTCTTTCGTATCTGAATTTCCACGTTTATTAAGCAATGTCCAAAGGATAGGTATCGCTATTCCACGATAAACGATTGCGAGCATCAGGATATTAATATTTCGTTTTCCCCATTTCCAATTGGTTCTATCTAAAGTCAGTTGCACTTGGTCGAATGAAAACATATTGAAAATCAACTGAGAAATTTGACGATAATCAAAATACTGACCTGCAAAGAAGCGCTGCATACGTCGATAAAATGATTGTGGTAAGCACTTGATGGGCAAGGCTTTAGATGCAGAAGAAAGATTACATGTTTGCTTTAAAATAATCACAAGCATGATGAGCGCAAAGCACTTTAAATGTGACTTGTTCCATTTTAGATATTTGTTTAAGATAAGATATAACTCATTGAGATGTGTCATAGTATTCGTCGTTAGAAAACAATTATTATGACATTATTTCAATGAGTTATCTATTTTTGTCGTGTACAGAGGTATTGAAATTAAACCTAATGGAAAGAAGTATTGGCGCTATCGTTTCCAGTGGCTTAAGAAAACTCAAATGATGAGTTTAGGTGAGTACCCTATTATTGGCTTGGCCGAAGCACGTACAAAACGAGATGAGGCTAAATCATTAGTAGCAAGTGGTATAAATCCAGTCGAAGAAAAAGAAAACCAAAAAAAGGCTAAATCTGATGAGTATGAAAATAGAGTTCTCTTTAAACATGTTGCTGCAGAATATAAAGCTGAAAAATTAAATAATCGTTCAGAGAGATACCAGGAAGCTTTTCAACGCGCCCTAGATAAAGATATTTTAAAAGTTATTGGCGATAAGGATATTAAAGAAGTCACCTCAGCAGACGTTTTGACAATTATGAAAAAGACGATTGCACGAGTTAAGCGTCAAAAAAACCATGGTACCGGAGAAGTATCAGCAATCCAAAATCGTACTTTTATTGGTGGTGTTATGCGATATGCAATCGCAACACTTAGAGCTGACTATGACCCAACGTATGCAGTTAAAAACGTTGTTGAGCGTCCTGAAATAGAACATGCCAGACCAATGAAAAAACATGAAGCTGTGCAACTCAGGAATAAATTAAATAGTTATGGTGGATCTACTACAGTTAAAAATGCTGGTCTTGTAATGCTCTACTCAATGCTTAGGACTATCGAGATCCGTCGCATGAAATGGGAATATGTCGATTTTGAAGAAAGAACAATCACCTTTCCAAAAGAGATGATGAAAAAGAAACGTATTCATATCGTTCCTATGTCCGATCAAGTTTTTAATATTCTTCAAGAGCAACGCAATATTGTTGGAAATCGTGAATATGTTTTCCCAGCAATTTATCAAGATGGAATGCTCTCAGCTACTACATTGAACAAAATGCTTGATTATATTGGTTTGTCTGATGTAACAGCCCATGATTTTCGCGCTACAGCATCCACATTACTAAATGAAAAAGATTACGATGATAAATGGATTGAAAAGCAATTGGCCCACGCAGATGGTAATAAAACCAGAGCTACATATAACCATGCAAAGTATTTAGAAAGCAGACGCAAGATGTTGCAAGACTGGGCCGATATTGTTGATAGTTGGGCAGACTAATAGTTTTGCTTCTTATCAAAGGTCCATCTTTTACTATTGTAAGTCACAGTGCCATCCAAATTAATCGGCAACTCTTTTAATGAGTAGTCATAGATTTTAAGAACATTCCCATACTTATCTAAATCAGCGGGTAGATTACAAGTATTCTCCATCCTTCCCGCTTCCGAAACCATGATCATGACTTGCGACATCACAAAGCCCTTACACAAATCGAGATGTTCACATTACTATTAATAGTGTGAGCTGTGCAACCTGAGAAGATTAAACACAGCAATGTGATGATCGATGCAGCTTTGGTACGTTTGCACATATAAGTTACTTCTTTAAAAAGAGTGCTAGTTCAGCTTCTCGGCGACGAACTAGGCCCTTCATAACTTTGCCACCTGCTTTGTTCCAAACTAGGAATTGATCGGCAGCGCCTTGATAGTCACCTTTATTAAGCAACTTAAGCAATGTTGAACCCTTAAAAGCACCTGAGCCAATGTTATAAGTCAGTGATACCAAAGCATCAAATTGATTTTGATTTATCGGCACAGTCACCGATTCATTTACAGTTTTTTCAAATTTAGCCAAGTAGTGCTTAAAGTAAGTCTTGGCTTGTTCTGCTGTACAAGTATCGCCCTTCTTGACCTTCACGCCATTTGGATAAACTGTGGTGCCAGTGCCAATGGTCCAGACTCCTACACCATCGTCATAAGCTGTGAATCGAGTGCCTTCAAATCCTGAGATTAGATCTACACCAACATCACTTGTAGTCATGCCAGAAGGTGCAAGTTTATCGACCACCTTATTTAGATCATCTACTTGTGCTTGTGTAAGCTTGCCACCTGCAATGACACGAGCAGCATCGAAGAAGTTTTTAACTGTCATGGTCCACCACCTGTAATATCATTCTTAGCCTTCTTAACTTCTTTAATTACTTCGACAATCGTCTTACCTTCTTGTTTATCAATGAAGTTGAAGATCCATCTGACTAAAGCCCAACCGGGTAAACCACAAACAAAGAAAAATCCACCTAATGCAGTCATCCCCCATATATCTGTAACCCACTCATGAAGTCCCCACTTCACAATAATGAATGAACCCCCTGCCAAACTCGATACAACCGTACAAATCATCCCAACAGCCCACTCTCTCGGTGAACGTGGCATGCGTGTCATCATCACAACCATTGCAACCAATGCGATTGCAAGCGTAATCATGATTGCAGCACCGTAAAATTTTAAAAGTGCTGTAAAACCGCTAGTGGAAACTGGTTCCATTTATTTCTCCAGAAAATTTAGGTAATAAAAAAGCACCCGAATTGGGTGCTATGAATTAGATAAATTTAAGCTTCAGAAGTACTTTGAGTAATCTGATTTGTATAGTTCCAAACTGTGTTTTCCCATACATCACGTGCAGCAACACGAATGTAATATGGGGTAGTTGGTTGTAGTCCTCCAAAAGTAGTTGTTAAATCTGTGCCAGTCCATGAAGGCGGCATTTGTGTAGGATCAAAGTTAGGTGTAGCGCTTAGCCACACTGCATAGTCTTTCAGATCCGGTACTTCACTAGGCACCCAATTCACTGTAATAGAATCTACAGTTGCTGCTGTGTACACATTGAGAAGTACTGGTGGAACGGGATTACTAATACTCAATTCAGCAAAGGTACTAACTTGGTCACCACTCTTGCTAGCCACCCGAATTGTATAAGCACGGCCGATACCATCAGTTTTAGCCTCTTCTATCGAATAGCTATAATCCGTATTTGTTGTATCAACTTGACGAATCATTGCCCCATTAGACCAGACCTGAACACGATAACCATCTGCACCGGTTGAACTCTGCCATTGAACTTTGAAAGTGGTACCAACAAACGGGGATTGAAGCGATAAGCCTTTAACGCCTGCAGGACGTCCACCACTTAAAGTATAGCTATACGCCGTAACCTCATCTAAGGTCTGCTCTTTACGCTCCAAACCATTAAAGCTTGTGAACTTTAAAAAGATTTGTTTTTCTACTAGACCCTCATTGTACGGATATTTGAATATAGCTTTATCCAAACGAACAAATGGCTCACCAGCGTTGTGACTTTGTGCATCATCAAAACGTCCACGTAAAACATCACTTAAGGTATAAAGACCAGATCCGTTTAAGGTGGCCACTTGATAATTAAAATACTCATCCCCCACTTTACAAAGTGTTTGGTCAGCTTGAGCATCTTCTAATGTTCCACTGAAGATCTGGCTTGCTGTATTTAGCTCAACCTGTAATGTCGCGTCATCTGCATCAATGGCGGTGATAAGCTGCCCATAACGTGCAGATCCATAAATTGTGCCAATCATTTCATATGTCGTATTATCAAGGCTTGCCCAAACATTACAGCCGCCCCAATTAACGCCACCTGAAACTGCCACCCAAACTTGACTCTTACCATCTGTAAGTTCTAAAGGTGGTTCAAAGATAGCTGGAGCATTCACATTACCCGGCTCTTCATTTCCGCCCTGATAACCATTTGACGCTTGAGAGTCATACTCAATGGCAGATCTTGAACCTACGGCCAGTTCTTCAGCCGTGATAGTTAATTCACCGAAGTCATCTTCCTCAATACGTGTAATACGTACAGGAAATTGAATTAAGCCCAATGCTTCATCTGTAATAGTGACAATATCCATTGGCTCTAATCGGCAGTACTTCCAACCCAAATCAAATTCATACTCATTGCGAACATAAAGCAGTCGTTGTAAGCGAAGTTGTGCAGCATGACGTGCTATCTTCGGTTCACAAAAATAATGGCATTCCACAGGATCCTCGGTACGCAAGCCAAACATTTCAATATTTGCTTGGTCCTTGGCTTCTGTTGTTTCAGTGTTGTACTGGTTATAGCGATTAATGTATTCAATCTGCACATGATTATAGGCATCTGTATCACGGCTACGGCGCACACGTACTGGCTCATCCTCGCCAATAAAGTCATTATCAGTTAAGTGGTAAACGGGTGTGAGATCAGGTGTAAAGGTAACGCCGTTACCCGTTATTGCAGAGTCCCCAAAAGAACGGATCTTTAAGCCATCCGGGCTTGGTACCACAGCACAGTTAACAGCCTCAACAATCTCATTGATAGTTTCATAAGCTGGGCGTTGTTCTGTGAATGCAGGACTAATCAAGAGATTAGCTGCCCGGCAATAGGTTCTAAACTCTTCTAGATCTGCAATGTTAAGATTTGGGGCTGCGCCATGTCGTGGGTGTGTAATAAAATCTTCAATAACATCTGCCGGGTTAGCATCATCAATTGTGTCAGATAGCGTGATAGTACTGATCACTTCAAAATTATGATTTGAAAGGCTGGCGCTATTACCCATCTCATAATTAGCTACAGCTACATATCCCAAATACGGATAATTAATTGCCTGTTCTGGATGCTTTGATACTAGCCATCCCCACGGCGGATTATTATTTCCATCGAATAATTCAAATTTTAACTGGTCGATAGGATCTAAAGTTATAGATCCTTCTTGTTTAGGCACATATTGCTCTTTATCTACCCAAATTAGGCCAATCTTTTTAATCTGGTTTTCACATAAACCGAGCATGAGAGAGGCGCTATAACTAAAGGTGGTATTACTGGTTTTAGTACCCCCACCCTTACCACCAGACTTTTGAACTGTTGTATGAGGTGTAGCTGTAAAATCTCCATACCAAAACATATTAGCCGCAACACGGGTTTTGCCATAAACCAATGGCTGGCAAAGCCCATAAGCTGACTGCTGGATCCGCATAGAGTTAATACGGGTATCCGTTGTACTAATTGTAGTACTACCAAATAATCCACCCATTTATTTAAGCCTCTTCATACGAAAAAACCCGGCAATTCGCCGGGCTAAACTTCCTTTTGTTCCATCTTGGATAATGACTCCCTGATGGAGGTAACTGTGGATGACCTGTGGCCATTCGATAACAATTGCACCATGACTGATGCATTTGCCAAAATGATATAAAACAATGTCACCAGGTTGTGGGGGACCATCAATTGGGTCACATACACCTAAAATGAGTTCTAAATAACGTTGCCCCATCTGGTGCATGTGCCAGTCAGGAGGATAAGGCCGTGGATCTAAATGATCCATGAGTCCAACTTTTTCATAGACTTCACAGATCAAAGTACCGCAGTCCACCCCCACACCTTTTACTCGCCCTTGATGATGGTAAGGAGTACCAAGCCATGTAAGAGCTTCTTGAACAGCTTCTAGATTTTTCATACTACATATTTTCGAATAGTGGGCAAATCAAACTTGACCAAAGTGCAGCACCATTATCATTTAGATGAGTCCCATCTTGACTCAATGTTGAGCCACTCGAACCTGATGCTTGCATTCCAGCCCAGTATGTCCCGTAAAACTTTTCAGTAATGTTTCTGAATGTCGGCGTTATTGGGATGTAGATATAGTCATGTTTAGACTTCATATAAGCATCAACAGCTTCATAGTTTTCAAAATTTGTTTTTGCTCGCCCAACATTTACATTATCGATTACTGAGCCATTTTGAGCAGCTTCAGAAACCACGCCGAACTTTGGTTGATGTGTGACAGAGTCCCACGCATTTGCTAAAGATGAATGGGCAGATAAAATATCTCCATAAAAAATAACTTCACAATTTTTGTATCCAGCCGATTTGGCATATAAAGATGTGGGCATATCGTTAAATTCATTGAAGTAAGCCCGTTTTGCATTGTTTACATAATACAAAGGATCTTTAGTTAAAGCTGATGGTTCAGATGCCCCCCAATTGATAACCGTTATTTCAGCTAAAAGCAGGTCGGGGTTAAACGCCCAAATATCATTATCTTGATAAATTTCAAGTCGATTACCATTCGGATCCCCCCACTCATGACCACCTCTTGCGCTATTAATTAAGGTAAACATGAACTCTCTAGGAGACCATTCAAAACCTACCACATTAAAACGATCCGAATTATTTCCCTTTGAAATAGTGATCGTTTTAGTCATACCAAGTGAATTTATTCCACCCACGGCTTTGTTTTTACAACGCATTTTTAAGCGCTTTTGATATTGAGTATTTCCTTTTGTTTCGGTCGCTGGTGGTTCATACATTGTGAAGGTTGCACCATTGGCTTCAACCCATTCTGAACCATTAAATACTTCAACTTTTTCATTACCTTCAGCTATAGAAATTGTGCAATTTCCACATTGTGAATCTGACCGATACACAAAATTGAACTGCCAAGCATCTGCAGGAATTGACATTGATACGCTTGCATTTGCATCAGTCGTTGTCTTTGTTAGGCCATTTTTAACGTGCGCATAATCATCCCAAACATAATTATCGAGTTGATTTAGAACCTGCCAATTATTTGATGAAAATACTAAATCAGAATGATCATAACGCCGATATTGCTGACCATCCCAATGCTTTATAAAAGTATCAAACAGATTTGATGCAAAATCATTTGTATGCATGCATGGAGGTCTAGTGGAGGCATCAGTTCTAGCACTTGTATACATATTACCCTGAGTTAGAGAAGTGCCCGTCAAAACAACTGTAACATCTTTATTTTTATCTTTAAATTTCTGATAAAAATTAGGACATTTCTCACGTAGTTTGTCAAAGTAATTTAATTTCGGAAAAACACTACGAACTGTTTGATCTACAACGGGAATCTTGGACAAAAGTGCGTTAGATAATCTTTCAACTTTAAAATTGACAGCATAATCATATGTACAGTTGACATATAACTTAGATGCATTGGCCGGTATAGTGATAATATAATCTTCATCAACACTATCAGAAGCTTTGAATTGCAATATATTGCCGTCTTTATCAGTAATATAGTGCTTACCAGCTACGCCAAAAGTCTTAGTGTTAATTGAATAGCTATGACCCTCTTTAACATCAAAATCTAATGCAAATAATGCGTCATTTGACTCTTTTCTAATGATATTACTTGGGGCATAAAAGAATGTGTAATCAAGTACAAAAGCGCCATCAATTAAACTCTTAGCTAAAGCATCGCTAATTTTTTCAACTTTGAAGTTATTACGTAGAGTATAAGCGCAGTTGACATATAACTTAGCAGCATTATTTGGGATGCGAATAATAAATTCTTTGCCGCGATCTCCAGATGGTTCAAGTGTTATAACTGCATTAGAGCTATCTGCAATTATGTATTGAGGTGCAGTGCCATATGTAGATGTGCGAATAAGATAAAACTCGCCACTTGCAACATCAATACTCTTCGAGAAAAACCCGCTATTTGTATTTGTGATTACACCACTGTTATTGGAAAAGAATTGAAAGTCATTTGCTCCAAGTCCCGCAAAATTCAAATTAACGATTTCATTATTTAGCAAATATAATTTAAATCCTGCATAATCTTTCGTGCAGTTTACATATAGCATTTTGCCATTTTGAGGGATTGTAACTACATAGTCTTGTTCTAAAGTTTCACTAGAAGCAAGTGTTTGCAACACATTACCACTTGAATCGGCAATATAATAAGAACCAACCACACCAAAAGTCTTTGTCTTAAACACATATTTTTGGCCAGCTTGCACTGCAATTGAAACTGCGAACAATCCTGAGTTAGATTCTTTAATAATTGTGTTATTTGGTGCGTAATAAAAAGTATTTAATTGCTTGAAGTTAGTATTTGAAAGAACATCGATATAGGGTTTTGTTCGGTCATAAATACTCAACCCTTCATCAATCCAAACTGAGCCATCCCACTTATAAAGCTTTTTAGTATCAAAAGCATATCCCACAGAGGGATTGACTGTTGGAACGGTAGCTAATAGCTCAGCTTCAGTGCTGTAAGCTTTCCAACCACCAGTTTCCATTAGCATTCGAACTAATTTTGCTAATGTTGGATAGATCTGCCCCAAACGAGTTAAAACATCTTCACTATCTAAACCACTAATAAATTTTTGCAAACTCTCAGCGTCTAAACCTGCATCCACAAGCTGCTGTCTAGTAACGATCTCATCAGCCATTGCCTTTTCTCCAAGCATAAAAAAAGCCCCGATAAAGGGGCTTGGATTTCTGTTAATTAATTAAATAAAGTCATGGTCACGCTCATAGAATCGGGCATCGTAGTTAGAAGCCTTAAGCGTATTGGTCATTTGAGTTTGAGGGGTAAGTTCTTCAAGCATGAATGCCTGAGATTCTGATTGATCAGCTCGAACTAATGTGTATAGGGTTTTGACGTATCTATCATCACTAACTACAAGTGGTTGTACTGGCGGACGGCTAAGCACTACATGGTATTTATCAACACCTGCCGTACATGGCACTACATCCACCGTAGCATTGGATATCTGCAAGTGAATGAAGTAATCACTACCAACATCAAATGTGCATGGCTGAGAGGTTTGGATAATCAAACCATCTACTGCTTCAACCTCACCGTCTTGCGTATCAACAATTGTGTTATCAGCAACCAAAATACGATCATTACGAATAAGAAGTTCAGACTCATCGAGTACTTCCACCTCACAAGACATGTATTTGTATCGGAGCTTATTCCATTCACGCCATGCCCGAACTTTTGCTTGCGCTTCATTACGAATGCCTGTTGTTGTGATCTTCAAAGGATTCTTAGGCGTGATGTCTTCTGGAATGATGTACTTCACACGTGCATCGTCGATATCAGAAGTATATTCAAGCTCTACCCCGTCATAGTCTTTCTGCACACCGAATGTATAAGAGCGCTTTTCAGTTAAAGGCACTTTATTTCGATGGTTGAAAAGTAAGACAGCATTTTCTTGTGGCTGCTCAAACTTGAGACGGGTTAGACTTCCGAACCGATACGGCTCACAGAAAGCAGAACTAGCGACCATTCCCGCGATTTCTTCAAAGCTTAAGTTGTCATCGTCAATCGTGTAATTGAACTCTGACATAAGGTCTGAACCAAAATAAGCATTAACTTTGGCAATCTCTGCATTGATTTGTGCAATGTCTACTTCTTCACTTGTTCGACGACCAATGTGCTCATCTAAAGCCAAATTAATGAGTGCCTGACCTGCTGAACGTGTGACCTGTAAAGGCCCTGTGCCATTAAGCGGTAGTTTGCGATTCACTAAACAGTTCAGCTTGCGTTCTTTGATGCTTAGGGCGCCATCGGTAGCAACTGTTCGAGAACGCAATACAGTCACATTGTTGTAAATGTCTTTATCCGAGATAGAAAACCCAAACACATCTTTAATTTTGACATCTGCACGTGCATTTGAATCATCATTTGTCAAACGTGCAACACGGAATCGGAATGAGCCAGTAAACGGAAAATCAACGGTGACCGACTTACCAAACTGCGTGAGCTTTCTATCAAAAATATAGAACTCATTTGAATAAATCGCTCCGAACGGTACGTTATTATTGTCGATCTGCTGATATTCAATTTTGATGCGGCTTGGGTGAGCATCTTGCCGACCAGAACGTGACTGCCAATACAAACCTTGCGGATACACAAGATTGTAAAACAGGCCAGTGGCATCATTTTTGGCAATATTAAACCACCCCACCCACTTGTCAGTTGAACCATCTAAACGCACTAAAACGTCTTGGCCAGTGGTGTTTTGGTTTTGCAGCGTTGATAGCTTGTCCCATTCATTATTTACAGATGATGGTGGTGCAAGCGTGATCGTATCTGCTGTAATTGTCGCAATCGTATAAGAACCATCAAGATTAATACCTTGAGTGTTTTTATTTAAAAGTGCTCCAGATGTAAGCGTATAGTCATCATTCACATACTGCCAATTTGAGTTCACTGTGTTTGGGTTTGACAAAACAATCTCATAATGAAAACCACCTGAAATGGCAGTTTTAGTAATGCCTGAAATGACATACTGACCAGACAAGTCTCGCTTGGTCACAGTTGTTTCTGGCGGATCACCCGATGTTGTAGAGATATCAACAAGCGCCCCTGTTAGTAACAAACCTTTGAATGTGTTCTCATTGGCAATATTGGTTGTAGATTCAATGATGACGGAACCCGAACTTGTCACCATGATTTCGCCTGATAGCATCACATCAAGCACACCATATCTAGCATTATAAATGGCAACAATATCGTTAGCAGTAAACAATGTAGTGAAATCAATTGTTGAACCAGATGTCTTAATTAGATTTGGGTATTGAAAGTAAATCAGGCTTGACTCAATTTTTTGATCATTTGGGTATTGCAGAGTTTGGCCATTGATTGCGCTTGATTTGATTACAGATAATGGTGGCTCGGTGAAAGCCTCTCCAACTTGATATGTTGGAATTCCATTCACAATGGATACATCTGGATCATAAATTGAGACACTAACCCCATCAATCCCTGAAACCTCAGTAGTGCCGTCACGACAGTCTTCTATCTGATAGTAGCCACGTCCGATAGCCATCAAGCAATATTCAATCTCTTTGCCTGTTGCATCGTCAAAATAAGTATATGGCTGAGCAATTAAATCCGGATAAGAACGGACTTTTCCGAAAATATCAGGAATACGGGCATTTAAGCGAGCTTGGTTAGAGCGTTGAGCCAATTCATTGTTTGATGAGCCTGCTACTGGCGCCTGTGGCTTCGGCATGGTTAATACAGTGTAAACACTATAAGCCGCCAGAATTGCCGTTATGATCATAAATATAGTAAATGGCTCAATGGCTGGCTCAATCACTACATAAAAAGTACCTTCTAATGTCTGAATGTGTTCAATCTGGGCATTAATTCTTTTTGGATGGTTAGGAGTGACATCACAACTTTCTGCAATCTGGTTGTGATAAATCTTTGCGTTTTCAGGCCACACATCAAACTGTTGGTAGATATATGCTAGAACATCTTCAACTTCTGTCTCTGACCATGTAGAACGATCATAAACATCAGGAACGATGATGACTTTTTTCAAACTCATTTATAAAACCTCGTTTCCCGAAAGTTCATGGAAATAATCTCAAGTGGAACGTACTGCACACCACGGCCAGTTAAGTGCAAAACCTTATCGCAATAAAAAAGCCCAACATGTGTTGAACTTCTTTTGCCATTCGTAAAAAATACAATGCATGGGGAAATGGGTTCCTTTAGTTTCTTGAAGCTACCCTTTCCATTTAAAAACCGTTCTAGTCGTTTTTTAAGATCTCGACCTGTAACTTCCTTCCATGCTTCACATAAGAACTCATTGCAGGTGTAATCCTTGGTCCAGACTCGGTTATGTAAGTGGTCAAGATTCATATCATGCCCCGCAACAGTGGGAAGCGCTCTAAAGAATAGATTTCACCAGTCTTAACGCTATTAAGTTCTGGTGCTTGTGCATCAAAAGTACAGTTACCAGAGCCATCTTTAGATAGAGTGGCGACCTCTAATGTCTGTAAAGAAACCATTGGGGCAGTTAGATCATCATCTCGGTATAACCGCCACTTAACGGATGGTCTAACTTTCCAGTTGGTGCCTAACCGAGCAGAAACAACTGATTTAATTAGCTCATCGTCTACATCGGCAATCGTTAGGTTTAACTTCTGGTCAAGGTCATTTGTGACTGTAGATCGTTGAATGGACATAGGTTGATATTCATATGGAACATCTGGCCCTGTTGCCTCATGCTTTACAGTCACACCTTCTGTATCGTTTTTGACGAACCGGAAGGGCTCAGTAAAGTCTGGATGAGAAATCTCAACGCATTCCAACGGCACCACACCACTGCTTGAGTTTAAAAAGAAGGATGTATAGTCAGGCATCTAAATACCCTCCATCGCTCTTGGCAGATCGTCGTTTACCAGTTTTTCGAGTGGGTTGAATAACGATGCTAAGTCCTCCCCACCATTCCCAGTCTCAACAATGATCTTATTAAGTTCAGAGTCTACAATTGGCTTAACTCGCAACTGAGCAGTAACTGTATAAACTGGTCCTTGCATGCTCGACAGTTGGAAGCTATCAGCAACAAATAAGCATTCATAAGGCTTAAATTCTGGACCATTTACCCGAAGCGAGGCACTAAACTTCTGATTAGGGGCTTCACACCAAACGTTATAAAACGCATCAAGATACTGAAACCCATCCTCAAGAACTTTCCATTGAACATTGACAGTGTGATACCCATTTTTTAGTCCTCTTCGTGAACGTGGTGCGCCACCATCTAACTCTTGAGTGATTACCCCGCTCTTCAAACTAGCCGAGTAACCCTCTTGTGTTGAGCAGTATTTTAATGTGTTCATATTAGCCCCATAAAAAAACCGACCTCTAAGTGGGTCGGTTTTAAGCTTTAATTGCTGCGATAATTTCAGGTAGTTTCCAAAGTACTATTGGCACCGAGAATAGGATCATAAAGGCAATAATGGTCTGCCATAACCCATGTTTTTCAATACACACTTTCATTAACTCCACTATTGGTTTAAAATGCTCCATATAGATTGTATATCTCCTTAATCTTGCTCTGGTTAAGTTGTAAAAAAACCCCGATGCGTCAACATCGGGGTTTTTGCTTTTTCAGGATTTTAAATCCTTCAATTTTTTAGTTCATCCTGCGGTTTTTCCGCATTCAGAAATAGAAAAAGCCGCCCTTAGGCAGCTCTTCGTTTGTTCTCTCTTATACTGTTAACTTCAAACGGTTTTACTTACATACCGCTTACGGTTCTTCTCTTATGCCTGTACTTTTAATTAAGGGTTTTGCTCATCAGCAGGCTTGCCCTGACAAAATTCAACAAGGCTTAAAGTTGAAATATCAGAAACACGGATCTGAATACTTAATGGTCTGCCCTCAGCTGGGAACAATTTTGAGTTTTGAATATATTTTGCATCTTTAAGATACAAAAAATGTTCTTTAAGTGAGTCTGGAAATTTAATTTCCTCACCATCATCTAACTTTTTAATTATCTCTTCTCTTGGCTCTTTGATATGGGAATAAAAGAATTCCTTCCAAAGTGAATTTTCTTCGAGTTCGAAAAATTCTTCTTCACTGATTGCAGTACCAGTAATTACGCTGCCACCAACCCCGACTGTCACATAGAAATCTGGATAATAATCTTCTCTATGTGCATTTTCAGAAATTGCTTTTATCAATAAATTAGTATCATTTCTACTCATTCTTCTTTTCCATAAAGTTTAATTAAGAAGATTCGAATCTATCAAAGAATAAATTTAATAGCCACCGAAGTGGCTACCAATTATTGCCGTCTAGGTGTTGCATTGTAGTTTTGCTTGAATGCCTTGCTGATTCTACTATTAGGGTTTTGAATTCCCTGTAGGAAAACCTGTTCTGCAACTTCTCCAGCAATCTGTCTAATGCGAACATCTAATGAACCATCATCATTTCTAGTCACGTCAGCGGTTTGTCCTTCCATGACGTAGACATTCACGATTGGTTCTAAGACAGTGGCACTACCATTAGTAGGATTAGAGTTAATCGCGTTGTATTGGTTCATTTCACGCTGAGAAGCCAAGAAGCTTGTTAAGTCTTGGTTTTGGCGTGGAGAAACAACACGTTCGCCTTTATCTAGAAGATAGGTCGCCTCTTTAGGAACATAGTCTTTACCACCATGGAAAATGCCAGCAACAGATTGAATGTTTCCTACAATGCTTGCGGTACTTGCTGCAACACTAGCCATAGCAGCTAAGTTATATGGGAATGGGTTTGCGGACGCTTGTGCAATACCTTGCTGAATGGAAATAAGTGACTGAGCAATAGCAAAGGCTTTGTTTGCAGCAAACATAGCCTTGTAAATCCCTGATTGCTTATCACCAGCTGCTTCCAACATATCCACCATTGATCCAGAGATTTGTTCTCCATAAAAAGAATTTAATTTAGCCCTTTCTAACAGATAAGCTTTCTCTGCTGCCAAGTTGGAAGCACGCGCTTCCTCTTCTGAAATATTGTTCCATTTCAAGGCATCTGCAATCGTTTTTCTGCGATCTTCTAGCTCCTTATCCAGATTGTAATACCCTTGGATGCCACTCATTGATGCGCTCATAGCTTGGTAGTTTTGGAAGGAATCCCTTCTTCGACTCTCATACTCATTATCTTCTGCTCTTGCAGACGCATTAAGTAAGCCGGCACGTATTTTTGCATCGCGAATTTCTTCAATTTTTTTTCGCTCTAACTCATATCTTTTTGCAAGAGCATCAGATTCATGCATATAGGATTGCTGAGCCTGAAAAAGACGTTGCTCTTGAGCGAGTTGAATCATCCCAACTTCTTGATCGTACTCCTGCTTAAGTGCATCAAGACGAATCTGCTTTAAATCATCCGTTAACTCAGTTCCTTCCTTGATTTGCATCTGCTTAGTTTCATATGAGTATTTGAGTTTCTGCTCTTCACTCCAGTGAAATTGATTGATCTCATATGTTAATTCACGCAAATACAATTCTTTGTTTAATTCAGCACGAGCCGTAGCCTTTGCAATATAGTCTTTCTCTTCATTTCCAAAGTTTGCCTTTCGGATTTCAGCTAACTCGCGCTGTAAATCATTTTCAATTTGAGTCAATTTAGGAGCGTAACTATCTGCAAATTGATCACGTAATCTAGCTTGTTCCTCAAACAATCTTTTAGCTTCGTTCGCCTCTTTTATGGCTTCTCGATTTGCTTTGCTTGACTCCGAATTAGACTTACGTGCAGCAGCTGCACTATTACGTTTAGCTTGGGCGACTGCCTCCTCACTTGCTTGGAGTTTTCGGTTGGCGGCAAGATTCTGATCAATAATTTTTGCATCTTGCGCAGATATCTTATTGCCATTCTGAACATATGCCTCAGCAAAGGCTTTTGCTCTTTCAGGGTCAAAACCATAATTCCCAATAAGTTTGTTTGAAAGCTCTGTCTTAAAAGTACTTTGCTGTAATTTCTTTAGATAGTCACTTAGTGCATTAGTTGCATTATTTGCAGCACCTGCAACACCATCCAAACTGTTCGCATGGATATTATTCTGATTAGCTGCGTTTTGTGCTGCATTACCTTGAAGTTTTGCTTCTATACCTACAGCTTTTAAGCCATCTACCAACTTTACGCCTGCAAAATATGCCTGATCATACCCTTCAACTTGTTTTTTAAGTGCGTTATAGAGGTCTGGCGGAATACTCATGCCATTGAGTCTTCTCAGTGCTTCTGTGTAGCTAATTGTTCCTAGACGAGCTTCATTGGATATTTTTGTTACCTCTACATTTCCTTGTGCAAAGTTTTGAATATCAATTAAAGCCGCACCTGCTGCTAATTCTGCATCGCGTAAAGCCTTGTTCTGGGCTTCTAACGCAGCTGTCATATCATTTATAGCTGACTGTTTTTCCACACCATGAAGTTTACGTAACTCTTCTGCTGCTTGATTTGCCACCTCTGCTTGCTCTTTAAGTTTTTGGTTGGCCTTTTCTGTTCGGTCTTGCATATACATGTAGCCAGCAGCTAATGCTGTAACACCGATAGTTAGAACGCCTGCCCAACCACCTACTAAACCAAAAATTTTAGAACCTACGCTTGTTGCTGTGTTTAACGCATTTTGAGCCGCAGTTTGAGCTATTACCGCTTGCGTTACTGCATCTGAAGCAATTTTGTATCGTGCATTTGCAGCAGTTGCCCCAAATTTTGCTTGCGTCTCAGCATTAGTCGCCTGAACATTTGCAAGGTGCGCTTTAGCTTCATTTACTTTTAAAGTAGCGAGGATGAGTGCATCTTGTTTTTGTGCTTGATCAGCAACCTTTTGAGCAGCAGAAGCAACAAGATCCGATTGAACCGCAACTGTTTTCGAGATTATCGCTTTGGTGATTGCTCCAATTCCTAATACAACTGCACCATCTGCCAATAATTCAAAGTTGTTAGCAAGACCTTCTATTGAGCCTGAAAGTACTTGCGCAGCACCTGAGCTTCTACCTGCCTCTCCAATGAACTGAGTTAAACTATTGCTTAATAAGCCCAATGATTGCCCAATTGTTGAATCTGTTTTGCCAAATTGCTTGTCAGCTTCATCTGACATTTTTAATAATGCTTTGGTGACCTTCTCAGAGGTTAATTCTCCATTTTCTGCCATAGATTTAAGTTGTCCAATTGGGACATTCATCCCTTTTGCTAACAACTGCATTAATCCATAGCCATTTTCCATTACTGAGTTGAATTCATCCCCTCGCAATGCACCACTACCAAGGGCCTGACCTAATTGCATAATTGCAGCATCCGCTTGGGCTGCTGTTGCTCCTGATAGCGCAATTCCTTTAGAGATTGTTTCTGTTAATCGCCCAATATCCTCTTGCGCAAGCCCGACATCTTTGGCATTCATTGCTAGTTTTTGATAGACAGTAGCAGTCGATTCCCATGATGAACGCGAGCGTTGTGCAATCTCAAAAGTATTATCCATTGCTGTATTTAGTTGGTTTTGCCCATCTGTCACAAGCTTCAGTTGGTTCTGGATGCCCGTGTAAGTATCCATCTTTGAAACTGCAGCCCCAACTGTGACCAAGCCAGCCATGTATCCAGCAAGTTGACGTGTAGCAACAGATAACGCATCCATTGATTTGGTGGCAAAGTCACCTTTACGCTCAATGCTATCCAATTCATTGCCTAGATTTCGTGCATTACGCTCTGCATTTTTAGCATCAATTACAATGACGAGACGTGATTCTTGTGCCATCTTACTTTCCTCTAGGCAATAAAAAACCCACTCAATGAGTGGGTTAGTAACTAAACTTAACTATCTATCAGATTCATCAGCTATGGCTGCAATATCAGCCGCGGCAGCTGCTGCTGCCACCTCTACGCTAGGCATGGTTTCATTCCAACTTTCGCGTAATTTTTCAGCTTCTCTTTCGTGCTTTTGATTTCTATAGACTGTTTCGATTTCTTTATAGCGCTTGTTATCAATTTCATTGAATGGACTATCTTTAGCACCAACAACTCTTTTAATAGCTTTATTTAAATAAAAGTTTGAACCTTGAAACTCAGCAAGAGGAATATGTGCAGCCAACCCAATATCTTCACCATCACTTTTCAACTTGTATAGATAAGTATTCAATGGCTCAGGGCTTGCCTCATCTTTATTCAATCGATAAATAAAGCTACATTGATAATATCCTCTTATTGACGCTCCATATGAGTTATGGGCCTCATAATCAATATCTACTGTTAATTCTCGAAACCTAGCTTTCTCTTCCTTGATACTGTCTTTTACTATTCCATCTTTAGTAATGAGATCACCAAATACATCAGCAATATCCTCAGCTGGCGGGATAACTGTAGAGATATTTGCCTCTCCAATCTTTAGGCTGGATGGGCTTTTTAATGAGTTGGTTAGATAATCAACACACTTATCATAAGTTGAATTGAATACTTTTTTATCAACCCCAGTATTAGCTTCTTTGCAACCACCTAATAAAACCACCAAACCAAGTAAAATTAATTTTTTCATAATTAACCTATCTGTAAGATTTATTTCCGCCTGAAGTATAGCAATACCTACCACCGCGTGGACCAATACAATATTTATATGAGCTACAAGAACATCCTAATTGTGCATTTTTACTATGCATCTTTTGAGATTTTCTATTTTTGCTTTCATTACCTATTTGTCGATCAGCTTGCTCAATTGACTTCCTTATAGAAGGCAAATTAGAGTAATTCACCTTTGGCAACTCAATATCGTTTGGATGCGTATATGAGCCGGAAGAAAGTGTTTTTGCAAGTTCTTCCAGTCTATTTGAGTCAGCGCTATCACTATCTGCAAATACACTAATACTAACCAGACTAAGCAATAGGCACGATAAAATTATTATTAGCTTCATTGTTATTTAATCAACATTGCTATTACAACAATTATCAGCCAACCAAAAGCAATAAATCTCTCAGTATTGGAGTATTTTCTTTGCAAAGTGAACCATGCAAAAATATAAGGCGCCCATAGAATCCCTATCCATAAAAGAATGGAAACTAAAATGTTTCTTTTTTCTTTACCTAAATCTTCTTGTTGTATTAAGTGAATAGGATCATTTAAAGTCCCTTTTGACTTCTTGTAGCTGGTATTTGTTGTATAAGAAAGACCAGTACCTGGAATACCTACTGTTGTGCGAGTACCCTTCTTACTTACATTTACACGTGCACCTTTCCCACCCACAGAAACACTTGATAGCCCTTTTTTACTAATATTGACACGGATTCCAGGAGCAATTTTTATACTTTTTCTAAAATTCAATCCCATCACATCACCTATCTAGAGCAGATCTTTTTAGAAGCACTGATGGAACCATCATTACAAACAAACTTACTACCATCGCAATGACTTATCCCACCTTTCTTACCAGAGCACGGTTGTCTCCCTCTACCTGCTTCCGCAACACTTAATGAGCTTAAAACTAATAAAAGACTTAAAATGACTTGTTTCATGGTTTTTACCGTTTATTATAAAGTGTACTAACTTTAACAAACTGATCATTAAATGTCACATAAAGAAAACCCGCACTAGGCGGGTCTTGTCTAATTAACTACTGATATTTGCTTTTAAGTTTCTGCCAATATCTAGAAGATCATTACTTCGTGAAAATTTATAAAATTTTTCGAAGATTTCTGATAACTCAATCATATCTACTGGATAAAAGCGCTCTTCCAACCATCGGGTAATTATCTTCCCATTCTGGAAACTTACATAATAACTTTGCGGTTTTTTAGTATCGCGATAACTCATATCATCTGCAATCTTCATAGCGGCTTCATATGCATATGGACATTTTAGAGCAGGATAGCGACTATTAAGGTTTTTTAGATATTCATCTAACTGAGCTACAACATCATGAGAATCATGCTTTCAGGCTTAGCATTTAAATCCATGACTTCTAGATAGTGCTTAGCATCTTCAAAGTGAATAGCACGTAATTCACGGTAACTTGCTGAGTATTTAAAATGATTCTTTAAACGACTCCACATTTGAACAATTAAGTTCTTATTACCATTCGCTCGTGTATGAACAATGTTGTAGAGAACTCCTGCCTGCTCTGGTGAAATTGTTTGCTTACCATTTAATAGCCATTCCATAACAAGTGAATCGTAAGCACGAATTACCATTAAGTGGAATTTAGGGCTAATCCACATTGCATATGCATAAACTAGTTCCTTAACAACATATGTTCCTCTGTTGTCACCACCATTGATTACTTTTACGGCACTATGCAAATTTGCAGAGTGGTTCTCTGAAGTGGTCTGCAAATTTGCAGATGCCTCAATTTCTGCAATTAAATCTTTAGTTTGTTGGTTTCTCAAAAAGAAAGCTGGCTGGTGCTTTTGGTTGTGCCCACTTGCTTTATGAAGATCACCCAACATAAAACGACCTTCTTCATCTTGGCGAATCGTAAAGTCACCAATAACTAGAGGCTTATTGTTTGGGTTTAAAAAGTTTTGTGCTAAACTTGTCATAGGTTTAATTCCTTAGTGTGGGTTAAACAGAAGCAGATTGATCTTGGCGGATGTCTGCTTTTTTCTTGTCTATCATTTTCATGATTCAGCTTCTTTTGATGCTCTCTTAACTAACCACTCTTCAATTATCATAGTAAGTTGAGCTGTTAGAGTTCTACGATCCTTTTGAGTTTCCTCCTTAAATCGCTCCAATGTATGTTCAGGTAAACGAAAGTTTACTTGAGGGTCTGATCTTGCCATTTCTACCTCCAAGAAATGTTAGCACAAGCTAACAATTGCTAACATAGCAAATCATTTTACCTTGTGTCAATATACTTGCTAACAAATGCTATCAAATGTTAGGTAATAAAATGTCTGAAGATGTTCAGTTTAATCTTAGGATACCTGCTGAGCTAAAACAGCAAATTGTTGAGGCAGCAAAAAAGAATAGTAGATCAATTAATGCAGAAGCTCAGTTAAGGCTTGAGAAAACATTTGAGCTTGATAACTTGCCAGAACCAACAAGTCCAAAAAATATAAATGACCCCGAAAAATTGGAAAAATGGGCGCAATCAATTCTTAAAGAATTATTAAAACTTAATGATCTTTCTGACCGTATTATAGAATTGGAAGAACAAATAGAATATTTTGAGAGATATCAAAATGAACAAGACAAAAGAATCGATGGATTAGAAGGTCATTATTAAAAAAAGCACCTCACGGTGCTTTTTGGCGCAATAAAAAACCACCTAGGGTGGTTATTCAGTTTTATTATTTGCATCAACTTCAGGAAGGTGAACTTTGTATTTTCTAGGAGTATCTCCAGAGATGTTTACACCCCGTTGCATTCTTAATAACAATTCTGCACTTACCGGATCGGCTGGACGCCAAGGACCATCGTTAACACAGTTTATCACATGTTCAAAATCTTCTATTTCAAGTTTTCGATAAAGCACATAACTGTCATGCTGAACAAAAGGATGTTCGCCTTTTTTAACTATACAGGCTGAATCGTAATACTTATCCACATAGAGTGTTGTGATGTTAACTCTTACAATGCAAATTTTATTACCATAACCAAGTTGAGTGTATTTACTTGGTTCAAATAGTACAACATTCAGATGGTCCTTTAAGCCATCTGGACGAAAAAAAGCATCCCCAACTTTACCTTCCCAGTTCATTAGTAATCAGCATCCTAACAACATAAGTTTTTATTTTCCTGATTCATTCTAACTTCAGATTCCATATCTTCAATAATATGCTTCTGAAGTTCTTGATTAAATCCCAATGCAGAGAATAAATCATCATAGCGAATTGGAGTGCTACTTGCACCAGGATCAATCCACTCTGGACAATGAGTATGAGTCCAATCAACTAAATCCCATCTTGATAAGTGCCCAAATTGTTGCCATACATTATTTAATAAAGAGATATCATTATCACTCAATTCAAGCAAATCATCTTCGCTTCGAATCATACTCTTATCTCTTAATGCAACTTCATTATTTGAGCGATCAGATATCCACTCATTCCAAAACTCTTGATGACGAACAGCCCCATTCATAACATTATATGTTATTGATAAAACAGGACCATGCTTCATGGAAACTAAACTATCTCCAATAAATGGGCGATGAAATTTTCTAAAAGACTCTCTTTCAGAAATATAAAGTAATTTCATGAGCTTAAGAATTGGCAAATGTCCATTAGCTTTAAACAGAAAAAAAGCTGCTGCTTGGGTCAACTTTTTTTCATCAAATAAAAAAAGATTATCCATAGCTGGCAATTCCATAAGTTTAGACTTGATAAGAGGTGGTAAAGATAAGCAGGGTTATAATTAATATTGTATTCGGCACCTAGAGGCAACGTATTTACAATACGTTTACGATTATCGCAGTGTTTATCGTACCTCAATCTAGGCGTGGTGTATTTATACCGCGCTGCGACTACATTGATAGAATATTTGATAATGACATTCCTGTCAATAAGGAATCTTTACTGGAATGTCAAGGGCATAGGCGTATTATGTAACATCAAACGCGCTAAATCACGTCGCATAGTCTAAGTTATGTTCCGAAAGTCAGCACTTAAGTCTTCGTCGCTCGTTGCGTCGCCTTCTTATGAGCCTCATCCAAAAACATATCATCCAAAGAGAAGATACAATCATTAAAAATGTATCGCTCAACAGGTAGATCGTATTGTTCTACATAAGCATTAATTGCAGAAATATCTATTGCCAGCGGAACTCCTTGTTCATAGCGTCTAGATCTTGAAATTGTGTTATATGCAGACAGAATTGCATTAGCTACATAAGAATAGTCAGGCGCGTCCGGAAGCTTTACGCCGAGTGCTTCTCTTTGCTTTTTTTCGTGGTCCGTGAGCCCCGCGTATTTATTCGCGTAGGTGTAGAGTGTTGTGACTTTCCCACAACATCATCTCGATATTGGTTCGCATCTGATTGAATCTTTTCTGATTCAGTTCGAATAAAGGACCAGAGAGAAACCCCTAAATCGCCCATGTTAAGCAATTTCGTAGCGTTCTCTGCATTGTATGCAGGTTCGGACTTTAACTGTTCGCCATTAGGACCTTCTTCGACAAATACAACACCCTTCCAGTCTTCAATTAAATGGCATGCAACTGCTTCCAATAGTAATTCATGAAAGAGTTTGTCATCGGGTGAAGCTTTAGCAACATCAAATCCTTTAGCTGTGATTTGGTTATTCGCACGTTCTAAAGCTACTTGATAAGGCTTATATCCAATGCCTCGGATTTTGAACTCAGCAAGTACATTACCTTCTTCATCTTTATATTCGCGCCACAAACTAACGTCTTTATTTCTTTGAATATTGACTTCAAGAGCCATGTTATATCTCCAAATAAGAAGGCAGCAATAAAGCTGCCAAATCAGTATTAAGGTGTAACAGGTGCAATCACACGAGTAATAACTGGCGATACGCGAATATGGTTGTAGTTGATGTCGATTGTGATGGTGTCTTCACCACCGCCATCTGGATGATTTGCTTCTGCTACTTCTAATTGTGGGAACTGGAAGGCATAACCATTACCTGCATCATCTTCAATAGAGAATTCTAGAGGCATGGTGTCACGGGTCTTAATGAAGTCTATATAAGCTGCTGACTGAGCCGAGAACATGTATTGGGTGTTAACAGTTACATCTACAATCTTCTCAAGATAGGTAGTTGCTGTGAGCTTCTGAGAGCCAATACAACGGATTGCTTCCATATTGTTGTTGATAGTCAGTTCAAGCGACTGCATACAAGCAGTGCCCACCACAGTTTCACCATTAACTTTAAGGTCGCCAACGTTAAGCGCTGAAACAAGCACTAAATCCGGAACCGGTAAAGGCGAAGTAACAGGGCTTGTAGTTGTGCGCTCAAACAGAGTACCCATCAAGCCAAATGTCGCTGTGATTTTTCCAGTAGTGGCAATCGACATTGTAAATTCATTGAAACGTACACCGCGGTAAATAAATACCTGGTTAATGTCTTCATATACTTTGACGAAGGTAAATGTTTTTCGTACATTCCCGCCAAAGTTAAGAACATCGCTCGCCCAATTATTCATTGCAACTGCTGACAAGAAGTCATCAAAAAGACCAATTGATAGCTCTACTTCAAGTGAACCAATAATTTCTGCTTCAGTTGCCATACCACCCTGACGGAAACGGGTATCAGCCACACTGCTTGATGCTTCAGTAGTAACGTTTTCAGTTAAACCATCAGTCACTCGACGAACAGTTTTCCAGACTGGTGTTGTTGGCAATACTTCAGGGGTTTGCTCTTCAGCATAGTAAAGACGGATCTTTGCACCACTCGACATGGCTTTTACTCCTTATAGGCATAAAAAAACCACCTCGAAAGGTGGTACATAAATTATTTAGACAACAAAAAACCGCCTTTCGGCGGTGTATATTCTGTATTTCCTAGTTAGTTCGTTTTGAAAGCGCGAAATGGGCCACAAAATTCATCTGCTTGCACCTTACGAATAGATACACTTAAAAATTCATTAGTCTTCTTATTCTCAATTTCTTGTGCAATCTCATTTGCCTTGGTTTCTGTTAGGCAAACTGCTTCCAGAATGTCTAATGAGGCAATATTGTGCGCACATGTTTCCACTACCCAAAGCAACGTTGAAGCATCTTTTACTATAAGCATTTCTGTGTGATTATCTGCTTTAGATTCATCTTCCTCTGTCCAAGCTCTTACTGTCCCTTCTTTTGTTATTTCTGGAATGCTCATATCAGTTCACCAAATATCCGATTCTTACATTGTACTTCACAAAGTTTCCATCATCACCAAGGTTCTGAACATCACCTTGTTTAATATCCAATTGACCTTGAGTGTAGTATTCAAAATGGGCTAACCACGCATCAGCGAGTTTTGTGATTGCTACTTCATGAGTATTTAAACGAGCCATACAGTTGATTGAGATAATCCCTGTTCGTCTTGTGCATGGTGTATCACCAATTGCAGCAATAATCGAACCACCCCACAGTACGTTAATGTCACACCATAGCCCATCAACCGGCACAGTAAAGTCCTTATTAGGATATTTAATTCGGCTCTGCTCAATTCCAGTAAAGGCTATTGCTCTAGTAATAATGGCTTGTCGTGCTTGATCTAAAGTCATTGCCATTTTAACCACCGTATTTCTGAGCAATATAGTTAAAGGTTAAGCCGTAGACACCTTGAGGAGCTTGTCTTGAGTATCCACCTGTTGTTTTTGGTGTTTCTGGCTTATCAGTGAAGTTGCCATATTCAATTTTGGTTGCATAAGGCGCATTCGTTTGGATGTAGACAGTTGAGTAAGGAACAAGGCGAGATAAGACGCTTGTGCCTTTGCTAATGGTTGAACCACCGCCTTTGTCTTTCTCAGCCTCATTAAATGATTGGTCGGTCTGGTTAATACTGACTCTGTGAGATGCTCTAAAAGCCCCTGTATCAACCGGGCTTTGTAGAACAACACCTTGTAATGCATCAATCACAATATCTTTTTGCTTTTTGGTTAGATCGGCTTCAATCGTTTTAGTGAAGGCACTCGGTTTGCTTGTCCAGCCCATTAAAAGTCACCTCAACTTTACCAAACAGTATCTCAAATACTGGCTCATTCCCTACTGTAAACACTCGACCGTCAATGGTGGTTTTATGTCGAATAAGATAGCCTTTGTTAGTATCTGCAAAGATTACATACTTACATTCTTCGCCATCTAACAGCACCTTCTTTGGGCCATTAGTGGATTTGCGAACCTCAGCGTGATAAACGCCCTCTTGGTTTACAGCCTGACTTATTAAGTTCCCATCATCTAAGTTAATCATTAGACTTTCCTCAATTGTGCAACCCATGTCGCATCTGCCGCATCTTTTCCATAACTCACAACCCGATAATTCCCGCCTTCAATCACCCAAATGTCATTAACATCTGGATCAACTAAAGTTCCTGCCGCATCCTTCACTTCATTTTGCAATAACACGGCTTTAGAGTCTGTGGCGCGGTAATCTATAGGCTTCACTAAATCCTTTGCCCAGCTTCCAAATAGGACGCCTCTACCGCTATAGACATATTCAATGTAAGTATCTTCACCTGTAGCGGGATTAGAACTAACTAGTTTTTTGCGGGTACAAGTGAATGTATCTACAGCATCTGCAAGCTCATCCTCAGCATCAAACGCAGCCCCAAGTTCTTGCTGAATCTCATCACGCATTCCCATGGCCTACTCCGTAATGACATGTGTGTTGATGTGATACTTCTCGCTAAAGAATGGCTCAAGTAGATCAAGGATGAATTGCATATCACCACTGACTGTTTCTTCTTTTCCAGCAACATAGGTCTTGCTTACTGATGTTCCAGATTGAGCAGATACGGTCTTAGAAGCAACCACACCTTCTTTAGTGGTATATAGCTGCCCTGATGCTGCAAGCTTCGCCAAATACGCACCTGCGGTAAGAATTGCATCCGGAACCTCACCTTCTGGATAGTCGGGTAAATTTCTAGCATTAAGCCACGCATTAGCCTGCATTACAGCAATAACCGGATCACCATTTCCCCACCAGTTAGGCCCTAGCTTTTGAGTCACACTTTCGACTGTTACATAGTTCATAGCTTAATCCTAAAAATCTAATTAAGAAGGACGGCCCGAAAGCCGCCCTGCTTTAGTTATGCACCACCATTCTCAGGTGCTTCTGGCACAGGAACCGCTACTTCAGGGTCCTTAATGCCATAGTCACCTGCTGTTTTGGCAGGGTCAAACATGGTGCCAGCTGCTAACGTGTCAGTTGCATCATCAGCATATCGGCGGTCTGTTGGGTATTGGTATTTGTAGTCTGGTTGCTTCTCAGCCATGACTGCTCTCCTTAAAGGTTAGTAATTAGGAAGCGGATTGAGGTGTCTTCTGGTTTGGTTACAAGTTCCCAGTTAGCTGCCTTCTGCAAATCAGCCCAAGATGCACTTAACGACTCACGAGCAGTACCACCAGTTAAAGTGTCCTTAGGTGCAATGAAGCTAAAACCTTGTGGATGGATCAACATGTTGCGACGCGTCCAAAGGATTTCATGACCAGCACCATTACCAGTTGATTGTGTTTCTTCAACCTTCAAATCTTTTGGACCGGGAACAGAGTCATATGCAAATGCGCGTGGACCTGCAAGAATCGTGATGAACTTAGCATTTGCGCCTGTGCCAATTTGCGTATTGGTATCTGTTTCAATGACTGCGCGCCCGTTGTAAACGGTGATTGGTGGCAAGTTATCACTTGTGGTCACTTGTTCAAGTAATTGCTGTTTACGCATCTTCGCAGCAATACGTGAATGCACAAACATCACACCACGTCCACGCAATGAAGCATTCATTGTACTTTCTGCATCAATGTAGGCATCTACTGACCAGCGTGACGCATCTGTAGCCGTCGATGCTGAGATATCAGTAGTGAATCGTTTGCCATTTGCTTGGTCATAATTACGTAGACCAATAACGGTAGCTAAAGCACGGTTTTCCGCAGCTTGTTGCCAATACTTATTCAGCATCCCACCAATAAGCTCAAGCGAGTTGACCTTAGATAAATACTGCCCAAGAACTGACTCAAGAAAGCCTTCGTTCACATATGCAACACGGCCTTGCATTTCACCAGCATCAATAAAGCGAGGCATTGCAATATCAGTCAAGATAGTGTTGCCATAGTTCTGTTCAACATTACCATCCACACCGTTAATGTATGGAACGACGAATGTTGATGAACCACTTGTAAGCAAAGGACGTAAAGATTCATCAGATACAAATGCACCTGATTGCACAAGTGGCGAAACTGCCACAGGATTTGGACGCAGGTAAGATAAAACTACGTCACGGTTAAATACTTCTACTAAAGAAGGCATGGAGTTACTCCCAATAATTAATTATTAAAGTCACCATTCGCTACTGCTGCTTGGAACCCTTGAGGGTCATTCTTTTGGAATTCCAAGCGCTCTTGCGTGGTCATTTCACTTGGTTTCTTGGCAGCTCCACCACCCGAACCACCGCCAGAAGCCCCACTTCCTGACGCATTTGAAGCAACAATTAATGGCTTAAACGCCACATTGCTACGAAACTCTTTTTTGAGGTCATCAATACTTAAAGCACTAGGTTTGCCCTGCGAATCTAGTACACGTACTTTGACCTCACCGTTTTCATCAGTTTCAACCTGAAGACGATTTGTAATATGTGGAAGCAAAACTGCCTCCGAGCCTTTGATTGAAAGCTCACTTGCTAATGCTTGTGCTGTTTGCCCGACAGTTAATTTGTAGACTTGGTCTTGCAATGCTTTGGTAGCTTCTGCATGTTTTGCTTCTGCTTGCTCAAGCTTGGCTTTCCAAGATGCTTCAATTGCAGCAACGTCACCTTTTTTACGGGCTGCTTCTTCAGCTTCGCGTTGAGCTTTCTCTTCGGCTTCGCGTTGTTTTTGCTGGGCAGTTTTCTTTTCACCAAGAAGTTCTTCAACTTTCCGTTTCAGCCCATCCAGTTCTGAATTATCTTGCTGCGGCAGACCTTCAACTTTTAAATAAAATGCGCCATCTTTTTCTTCATAAAGTGCTTTCATTTCATCAGATAAGCCCTCTAGGCTATCGAGTTTGTATTTCATGTTTTGCTCCCTGAGCGGTTTTGCAGTCACAAACTGCGGGCAATAAAAAAGCACCCGAAGGTGCTAAGGTTTGAATTAGGTTTAATACTGGGTACATGCTTTAGGCTGTTTAAAGCTATAGCCAGAAATCGCCATATATCTTGGAACTATCTTCCGAACAAAAGGCAATAAAATAAGGTTTGTACTAAGTATGTACTGTGCCTCAGTCATAGTTATCTGTTTCATAACCCCAACCTCTTAAACATTTCTTCATCTAGCTTTTTTAGTTCAGCAAGTGTGAATGGCTGACCTGTAAGCGGATCAATAAACTTATCCAGAGAATATTTGCCCTCTTTGAATAGCTTGTATCTTGTCGGCCCAAGCCAGGACTTTTGAAAAGCTGCATCTTGTTTATCAAACCAACCTTTGAAAGTTGTATTTGAATCAACCACGCCTATCTCACCTTCACCATTCACTTTATTGTTAAATGGACGCATCCCAATTGTTTTTCCTGAATCATCCGAAACCGGAATTAGGATCGATCTACAGTTGGGGTGAAGTGGTGGCACAGGATGAGGTTCATCTTTCTTATAAACCTTGTCTGAATAACCCATGCAGATTTTAGAAGTGCGGCTATCTAGTGTTGCGATGAACTTTACATACTCAACACCAATGGTCTGATACGTTTCATTCAAGGCCACATTTGACACATGACTTCTAGCAGTACGGACCATTGTAGAAATCTGGTTTCTACTCTGATCAAGCAAGCCATCTTGGTAATTAAGTGCTTTCTTGCCCTTAATCCGCTGAACAATTTGCTGGTTTGTCTGACCTTTAGATAAGCCGTCTCGAATTGTTTGCTCTACCCGAACTTTTGCATCGTCTGCGATCTTCTCGAATAGGTAATCAAGCAGCACACCACCGCTTAAAGGCGTTTTCTTTGCCTTGTTGAATAGCGTCTTTCCATTTGGTTCTATTTTGCGATTAGCGAGGGTTTTAGCCTGATATGTAGCTTCATACACCGCTAATGCAGTAGCGCTTACAGTGAAGCTCTCAAGCAATCCTGACGCTACACTTGCCTGCCAAGTCTGAACCAGTGCTCTAACTTCTTTCAAAGCAGGTGTTGTGTATTGCGCTGCCATCAATGCAGTCTTTTCAGCGTCACTCAAGTCATCTAACAAATCTCTTAACTTTGAAAGCATCTCACTAGAGAGCGAATCAAATTGTGTTAGGAGATTATTGATTTCAGTTGAAGAGAGCCGATACAGATAGGCCTGATGTGAAACCAGTGCATCAAGTAATGCCTGTTGTGACAACTGGACGTTCATTTGTCACTCCTGCGATTTAAACCACCATAGGTCTATTGACTGACTCGCTTTCGATGCGTGTTTGCTCATCTTCAAAGCTAATTTCTGGCACTTTCCCAGTTGTAAGCAACTCATGGAATGTTTCCATACTCATTCGATTAGCAAGTACCATTTCCCAATAGAATTTAAGCGTATCAAGGTCAATCTTGCCTTTGGCGAAGTCTTGCTTAATGGTGAGTTTCGCCTTAGATCCACTTCCGTAGTATGCCGCACACCATTTAAGCGCATATTCCATCGCCTCATTGGTATTTGCTACACACAAAGAAAGGACACTGTACTGGGCAAGCTTTTCATTATTTGATTGGGTAGCAGTCTTATTGACTTGTTCAGTCTCAAGGATCTTCGCCCCCATCGCCTGCATGTACTTTTCTTTAGCATCCATAGCCTGTTTCGCTAAGGTGCTTTCAGTCACCTGCTTGTAGTCAAATGATGAACCTTTCGGAAGCATTAGAGGATTCTTAGAACCTAGGCGGACACCATTTTTCTGCAACCAATCACGCCAACCTTCATCAAGTTCATTGATAACCGGTTGGGCTTGTCCACAAATGAAAACCATCTCTTCATAGCTTGCGCTGTTCTGATAATGGGCTAAGTTCATTGTTACAATTGGCTCTAATGGGATTGGATCAATATTCCAATCATTAGCCAAAGACCCCAAAGGAATAAACGGAATTTCATTCCATCTTTGGCCTAATGAATTCGTCGGATAGAAGATATCTCCACCCTTTAATTCACCTGATTGATCAGTATAAATCTGTACATAGTATTCATTGTTTTCATCTAGGCGAAGTACTCGGTAGATATTGATTTCTTTCTTAGAGAACTCGTCCTCTGGATCCTTTTCTGTAGTCTTCTCATGCAAAACGATTAGTTCTGGCTTATAGACCGAACCAACTCGCTTTAGACTCCAATTGATAATGCTCAACGACTCATAAAATACGATTGTTGGTCGAATGCCTAAGCTCTCTGCCTGCTGCACAGACACATTGCCGTCAGTAGTTGGATAATCAACAAATAAACCACCACGTGCATGTTTAAGCTGACCTTGCAAGGCAGATTGTGCAACTTGGTAAATTGACTTACCTGTACCATCTGCATCGTATTTAAGAAAATCCATTCCATCCGGTTCGAACGTTGGGTCCTCAGCAAATACCACGCCCACCATCTTGTTTAATGTGTCTTTAGAAATCTCATAAAACACAGCACGGGTTAAGTAAGCCAAATAATATTGATCATTCTGCGTTAAATCAGACGATACATTGGGTTTTGGTAAATAAAGTTCGCCACGTTTTTTCACTTTGGCAGAACCATCACAGACATCGTCGATAGTTTCCCAACGCTTTTTCATGTCTGCATAAGCTTGATGTTCAGTATTAACTGGCATTAGTAAACCATTCCTATATCTAGTGTTTTTGCAACAACCTTTTTACCCATAGCCACAGCAAACATACGGAAGCCATCAGCACCGTGTGAGTGAATGTCATGAAGTGGGTTGTCTTTCCAACATCCAAGCTTGTCATTCCACTCTTTTCGGTAGTTCTCAAGATGAGTGATGCCTTCTGCACATTTGTACTCATCAAATTCACATAGAGGCAAAATCTCACGAACCTGCTCAATACCATCCATCACCGTTATATTTGGCACCACTTCGAAGTTGACTGAGTATTTCTCCCCGTCATCAAGCACATAACCCTCTTTGGCAATGTCTAGGCGAGACTTACCATCATTCATAAGAGAGCGGTTTTTAATGTCGTGCGGAGCATAATGCTTGCTGTACTTGTAGCCTTTTTCTTTAAGCACTTTGAAATAGTGCCGCATACCTTCGCCTGAGTTTTCGTAGTAATCGATAACTTGGTAGCAAGTATCTGATAACTTCCGGATAAACCAGATCACCATTGAGTCTGAGACACCTAAGTCCCAGAAGGTCATAACAGGTAAATGATCATTAGAAGGCAATACACCAATGCGTTTATTGGCATACAAGAATTTAAATTGGTTCTTGTAGTAAGCACCTTCAACAGACTGAGCAAAAGCTTCACTAGGAATACTTGGATATTCCCGCTTCATATCCTCGCCAAGCGTTTTCTCTTTTGAGTGATACCAAGCCCTTTGCTTTGGCGTTGTTTTAATCTTGTGCTTAACTTCCAGTTCTTCAAAGTATTGAACTAGGCGCTGTGGGAGTTCTTCAGTTGGTTCAATTTCATAATCAGCATTCTTCCACCAGGAGAAGAAAAAGAATTTCCAATCAAGTGGACTTAGTTTTTTGCTGAGTAGTAATAACTTTTCTGCCAATTGGCAGAATTCGTAGAAGTAACCGCTTTTACCCTCTGCTGTACTTTCGAGTGTGATACGACCTTTAAGGCTTACTGCTTCAAATGCACCAGTAACAATCTCACGTGCTTTATCTGGGAACTTCGCACAAATCTTACCGAACTCAGACACATGTAATCGGTCTAATGTTCCACCACGAAATGAAGTTGAAACGGTAATTGAGCCACCTTTGCTAAAAACAAGCTCATCTTTAGTTTGAATCTCTAAAGGATTGGCTGCTTTGATAAGGTGTGGCAAGCGATCGTAAGCGTACTTAACCTTTTCACGGAATAGACGCTTAGCATCATGTAATGTATGGGCAATCAAAGCACACTTATCAGACATGAACAATGCAGCATCTAACTGAATCATGCACATCTCAGTGGTAAAACCTAACTGACGTGCCTTTAAGATGATGTTACGTGTCCATTCGTTTTCGAAGTATTCAAGCTGTTCAAGTGTCATCTTGAACTTAACTTGCTTACCCTCTTTATTCGTAATGTAGTAAAGATTATTTAAGCGCCATAACTGGTCTTTAAGTTTCGCTTTATGCTCAGGTTTCAGCATGGCTACTCCTTATAATTAATCATCCTTCCCTATTTCATCCATCAACTCGGATAATGACTGAACTTCAAGTGTCAGCTTATTCTCTTGTTTGTCAGCTAAGCCAAGCTCACGGGCAACAATAGAAGCATTAAGCAATCCAGCACTTGCACCTTCAAACTTTTGAGTGAAGATAACCCTTTTGATATCGCTACAGATTCCAATAAAACCTTCTTTAGAGCAGTAAGTTGCCCAAGTCTCATCAGAGATATCAAGAAAGAAACACAAACCTTGAATGGTCATTGCGCGCATCTTGGGCAACTCTTCAACTGTTACAACGCCCTCATATGCAAATGCCTTAGCTTCCTCTAGTGGGTTATCTGTCACCCATTCAAAATACTCACAGGCAGCTTCCCATAGTTGTTCTGGATCTTCGAAGATCGGTTTCCGACCATGAGAGCTGCGCTGCTCCCAGAATCTATTGCCGATTGGAGCTGCCATATTTAATTCCTATTGTTCTAATGCGAATTTAAGATCATCAGGTGTTTCCAAATAACATCCGTTTTTATTGCAGAAGGCGTGAATGTCGTTAAGGTATTCAGTGAATTGAGCTGTACTTGCATCTGTAGTGCTCATTAGCTCGCATAGGCCGTTTGCTACATCTTGGTAAAGAGGATGCTTAGAATCCTTCAACTCTCTAACAGCCTTGAATGTTTTCTTGTATTGGCCAACGTCATCACGGTCATAGATTTTTGCTAAGAAGTTCTTCTTGAAGAACAGATGCTCATAGTCTTTATCCGTTCCCTGCTTCTTACTCCAAGTATGAAGCCACATCCAGTACAAACGGTTTTGAGCCTTTGAACGATCTTTCTCTTGTGGTGCAATCAATACGACTAACGGCTTCCCTTCACTCGCTGCCTTTGCATGATTGGTATTGAGATACCCAATTACATAGTTGATGTCAGAATGGTTTTTGATGACGAATCTAGGTTCCATTTTGACCTCGCAATAAAAAAGACGCTGTTAAGCGCCTTTTTGAATTCTATATATGACCAGCAAGTCTTAATTAAAATTTAGCTAGAGTTTTCATGGCCGTATCCTCAAGGTTTATTTATAGTTTATTAAAGTAACTAGATATACATCAGAAACTTTAATTTACCTGAGAATTGATCAATGTTCAAGCAATAAAAACCACCCTTAAGGTAGTTCTGGTTATTCTCCAGTTAGTGCTTTCTGGAATGCTTTATTGATCTTCTCTTTAACTTCTTGATCGAGATTTGCTTCATATATCAAAATCATTCGTGCATGATTAAATTCATATGAAGTTCTGTCATAGTCAGTACTACTTAAATAGTGGTCCAGCTGATCACTTTTACTAACGCCAGAGAATCCAAAGCCATTTTCATTAACAGTAGCTTTAACGTAGTCACTTATTTTCATTTTTAATGCCAAATTATCAAGAACATTCAATATATCAAAAAACATCCTGCTCTTTAAGCTCACTAATAAGAGCCGCCTTACCTAACATGCGCTCTCTAGATAACGTTTCCTTCTTTGTTTTACGGCCTAATCCGCGCCCACCACCTTTATTTCCGACTCTTTTAGACCAATACTCATAGTCACAATTTTGTGGCTTACTGCCTTTGCGAGTCCTACTCATCAAAACACCTCACCATCTTTAATATTAAGCATCCGCTCTGTTTTTTCTAACATCTTGTCGAACCATTCTTTAGATTCTACAAGTCCCATCCCTCGATACTGGTCAAACCATTGATGGCAGGAATGGCACAAAGGTATTGTGTATTTATCATCTGCTTTAATGCCCTTGCCTTTACCATGTTCACTGAAATTAGAATGAGCCGCTTGTGAGTGAGGATAACCACATCTAACGCATGGTAACGCTCTTATTTCGTTTAGCCTCTTTGTCGAACGCATTTTCTAGATTCTCTATTCTGGTTCTGAGAGTATTTACTTCACGCTGACATTCAGTCTTAAACGTATGGCTGCTGAATAAATGGTTATAGTTTTCTAACCGGCTAAGATTACGTTTATAGATTTCTAAATTCTTCTTCGCTTCGATTGTGTCCATGTTCACCCCAATGCTTCTTGCAAATCCGATAATTTGTAATGAGTATGTGGATTGTTGATTCCTACAATGCATTTATCAGCACAATAGCCATGTACTTTAAAGTGATCATTCCATTCATCTACGTAATACACTGCATCAGGATGGGCCTCTTTCAGGATGTCAGTAACCTTATCTCTGCCCAGCTTTTCAATTAGTTTCTGCGCTTTCATACACACCCTAAAAAAGAAAACCCCGCACTTGGCGGGGCATTTAATTAAACTTTTAGAACTTCAATCTTTTTTACACCAGGTATTAGTGTTGGCCCAGATATGCCTATAATTTTGAATCGCTCAGTAAACCCATCTGAATAAGTTCTAATGAGCATGTTGCCAATATGTATGCCCTCTAGATCACCTTGAGTGTAGACTGCCTCATTTGAATCGATTCTACACTTCTCTAATTGAGACTTATCACCATTAGAGTCAATCACGTCTAAAGTTTCAATATAGCCAAACACAAGCATTTTCTCTCAAAGATTAAGACATGCTCAGTAGACTACAAAACATACATAATTGCAAATAAGTATTTGAATTATCAATAGTTAATTATATTTTATCTTTCCACACTTTCTGCATTCCCTGATTGGGTCGTCGTTGTAATCCAAACCATATTCCCAAACATGTATGCAAAAGACCTGCTTAATAATTCGGAGCATGTGAACCTCCAAAAAAATAGCCCTACGTTTAAGCATCGACTAGAAATCCAGTCCAGCACATCGGAATCCAATGTTCTAAGCTCGTAGGGCATAAAAGCAAAAAGCCCACGATTAAGTGAGCTTTTAAATAACGCTAGTGAACCTGACTACTCAAGCGCACTATACCAGAAATACTATACTGCGCGTTTAAACGAGTCAACACCAAATGCATCAAAAATATTAAATTTCTGCCTAATTAGATCAATATTACTGAAACACTCAGTGCGACCACAAAAATGTTTCTTAGGTGTATATCTGTATTTTTCCAAAAGTCTTAATAGCAAAGTCTCAAATTTATAGAGCTTCTTTCTATCTCCATTTTGCAAACTTAATACATCAAACTGGTATGGAAGCCTACTATTATCAGGAAATCTAGCCTCTAGGGATTTGGTAGTAATTCCAATTTTATAGAACTCTTCTTGCTCATCATAACAGCGAATTAGATAAATCATTGCTCCTTGGTCCATTAAGCTTTCTTCATTGCAGGCTACACATCCTCTACCTGCTAATAGCTTCTTTGCCCTAGTTCTTATCCAACCATGTTTCGGGCATTTGATCTCAACTGTTGATTCAACATCCTTATCAAAGACTACTCTAGAGAAATCATAATCAAAGTCCTCATAGGTCAATTCTAAGAGTTTCATAAAATTTTGGTGACGACGTTGCATAGCTGTGGCTACGCAAGTAATATTGCGCACAGTCATTTTGGAGCCTCAATTTCAATTTGATTAGAGCCATATAGGTGTTGGTAGCACCTGTATGGCTTGCTTAAATATTATACCATAAAAACAATTAAACTCATGATATTCTTAATCTTTTATCATGTGCGTGAAGAAAAAATCTTGCACATCCGACCATGATATTTACCTGAGCTTTAGACTGGTTTGTAATGCCAGCCACCGCACTTAAAGATCGATTTTCGACCTTATGCTTAACTAAGCACATCACTGCATATTTAGCCTGATAATCCACTGATTCTGATTTAAAGATGCTGCGCAACAATGCCTGCACTTGATCCGCCTCAAAATCATTAATCTCACAACGGATGTAAGCCTTACTTCTTGGAACTTCTTTTCCTGCTTCACGCATCAACCAATAGATCTGATTGATATGCAATCCATCTGGCAAATCACCTCCTTTCATGCGCACAGTTTCACACCAAGCGCCGAACTGCTCTAGCCATCCATCAATTGTGTATTTATTCCAATCCATTACTGGTGTTACTACTGCTGCATTCATCTCTATCCCCTTACTTCGCCCAATACTGTTCTTGCACTTCTTTTAGTTGCGGTATTTCTTGCCAGAACTCTACACGCTCCCAACTCACTCGGTTTTCAATATAAAAGTAACCATCACCACAAATAGGCTTGCCAAATCTAATTTTCCCATCATCACAAAGGCACATAACTTTCTTATTTGGTGGTTGGTCTTCTACATGGATCCACTGTGCTGCTACTGCATTCATACCGTCACCCTAACCCTTGTAATTTATTTTTGCTTTAACTTTATTTCTTCGATCTGCATCAAATTCTTTGATTTGCTTGTAAACCGATTTAACACCAAGAACGTAAAAGATAATTAAGACCGGAGCTAACAGAAGTCGAAGAATTATCAAGAGCAACTTTAGGAAGGCTTCCAATCCATCCAACAGATCACACCAGTTGTCCGAAAGCCATTCTTTAACTTTCCAAGTGTTCCAGCCTATTGCTAGCTTTAATGCCTCTTTATCCATCACGCCACCTTCTTCCCGTTCATTCCCCAGATCAACATGCCTGCGTCACGCTGTTCTTGATTCGTTCGACCTTGCCAACCAGTTATCTTGTTAAACTGCTCTGCATTGAGCTTTGATTTAGTTGGCTTCACGAGTAACACCGCTAGACCTAAAGCCTGCGCTATCTCAGCCAATAAGATGCCAGTCGCATGATTCATCCCGACACGTCTAGCAATCTGCTCATTCACTTGCCTTGAGTGTCCGCCACCTACTCGGAAATTGGCTTTCTTATTTTCCCAACCTGCTTCGATCACAACCTTTTTGATGCTGTCCTGTTCATTTCTGAATAGCTCAACAGTTTCAGGGAAAGTTAGATTTTTGAGTTGGAGGTCATTCCCAAGAATGGCGACTCCCGACTTTTCCAAGTCAGGATCGATGCCAATGATGATTTGAGCCTCTTTGAATGTTGTCATAGCTCAATCCTATGGTTGGTTAGGCTTGCACCTTTTGAGATGGCCTCTTCTGCTTTCTTGCGATGTTCATCGTATTGATCCCCCTTGAGCGCTTGCTCTAAATCCCAGATAACATACAAGATTGTGTCGATATCCCATTTCTCATCTGAGTTCATATTTCTGTAATCCTGAATTTTGAAAAGCGCATCATCCACCCGCTTTTGCAGCTCCTCCACTTTCGCTTGCTGGTGCTGATACATCTGCCAAGCTTGTTCGGTAAGGTTGTTGACGTAATCAATTCTTTCTGTAATTTCTGGATACGTGGTTAAGTTCCATCCATTACTTCTGGCGATCACTTCAAACTCTTCTCTACACTTATCCATCTCAAACATCCTTTGATTTACACAGCGGGCTGATGCGGTTTTCTATGGGGAAGTCGTCGCCCATGTCATTGTCAATGCGCGTTAAGTGATGACTAAGAACCATAGTGTTATCCTTATCGCCAGCAAATTTAATAAAGCTGTTTCTAGGTGAAATTGCCCCGTAATAAACAAAGGTTGCTACGCCATTCTTAAACCTGTATTTGACTTGTTCGCCCGCTTTAAACTCACTCATGGCTGGATTATTATTATAGAAGCCCCCATGAATAAATCGCTCATCATTTTCGGCATCGTCAACATAACCTCGGACAGTTTCTCCGATGGAGGCCGGTATCTGGCGCCAGACGCAGCCATTGCGCAGGCGCGTAAGCTGATGGCCGAGGGGGCAGATGTGATCGACCTCGGTCCGGCATCCAGCAATCCCGACGCCGCGCCTGTTTCGTCCGACACAGAAATCGCGCGTATCGCGCCGGTGCTGGACGCGCTCAAGGCAGATGGCATTCCCGTCTCGCTCGACAGTTATCAACCCGCGACGCAAGCCTATGCCTTGTCGCGTGGTGTGGCCTATCTCAATGATATTCGCGGTTTTCCAGACGCTGCGTTCTATCCGCAATTGGCGAAATCATCTGCCAAACTCGTCGTTATGCATTCGGTGCAAGACGGGCAGGCAGATCGGCGCGAGGCACCCGCTGGCGACATCATGGATCACATTGCGGCGTTCTTTGACGCGCGCATCGCGGCGCTGACGGGTGCCGGTATCAAACGCAACCGCCTTGTCCTTGATCCCGGCATGGGGTTTTTTCTGGGGGCTGCTCCCGAAACCTCGCTCTCGGTGCTGGCGCGGTTCGATGAATTGCGGCTGCGCTTCGATTTGCCGGTGCTTCTGTCTGTTTCGCGCAAATCCTTTCTGCGCGCGCTCACAGGCCGTGGTCCGGGGGATGTCGGGGCCGCGACACTCGCTGCAGAGCTTGCCGCCGCCGCAGGTGGAGCTGACTTCATCCGCACACACGAGCCGCGCCCCTTGCGCGACGGGCTGGCGGTATTGGCGGCGCTGAAAGAAACCGCAAGAATTCGTTAACTGCACATTCGGGATATTTCTCTATATTCGCGGTTCAGCAGGCATGTCCCCTTTGAGGGCGACCCGACGACAGGATAATCGACCTTATGGTGCGCAAATATTTCGGCACAGACGGTATTCGTGGCAAAGCCAACGAAGGCGCGATGACGGCGGAAACCGCCTTGCGCGTCGGCATGGCGGCTGGCCGTGTCTTTCGTCGCGGTGACCACCGCCATCGTGTCGTGATCGGCAAGGATACGCGCCTGTCGGGCTATATGCTTGAACCCGCGCTCACAGCCGGTTTCACCTCGATGGGCATGGACGTATTCCTTTTTGGCCCGCTGCCGACAACGTATAGGAAGAATAAACGCCCTTTTCACCCAAGTCCAACAGCTTTGGACCGCAGTTGACTCTTTCGACACCCCTGCGATGCAACCCAATCCGGCTGACGGGGAGCCAGCAACGCTGAAAATTTACCCTCCTCTTTCCCACTAGCGGCTCCTTTTCCGATAATTGGTTTTGGGAAAAAAGAAGAGTTTAAGGAAATTTTGGCAATTTTAAGAAGGCAGAACCCTGATAGGATAAGGGTTCTGTGAAATTTGTCGTGTACAGAGAAGAATTTTATATTTGTCAGTAAACTTAAAAAGCCAGCTAATAGCTGGCTTTTTATTAGGGGAGTCCTATTTAGACATCTTTATATTTTGATAAGCCCTTATCGATTCACAGGTTCGAAAGGAAAGCGTTTTAAAACCTTCCCAAGTTCAAGCACCTCATCTTTATGAAGAAAATCCCACAATTGATTAAAGCGTTCACGCAATTGCACAACATTAACTGGTGTGTGGTGTAGTGAATATTGCTGTACAGAAACTGCTCCGCTTTCTTGAATCGATATCCAAAAGTTTTTAGGTCCTTTTGGAGATTGATACTTTAGCTCCTCACCTAATTGCTGTGCAATGTCATAAGCAAGAGGGTTTTCTAATGCTGGATAACGAGCAGCGAGATTATCTACAAACTTTTCTAAACGTTTAAGTGTATCTGTTTCAGCTGGAACTAGCTCTTGTAACGGCAAGAGCTCAAGATACTGCTTCGCCTCATCAAAATGGATTGAAAGCAATTGGCTATATTTAGCAATTCCAAAGTGGCGATTATGACGAATCCACATTGAAGCTCTTAAGCTTCGATCCCTCCCTGCACGGCGATCAACTATCTCGTGCAGTGCATTTTGTTGTTCTGGAGAAATGGTTAAGCGTTGGTTTATTGCTTGCCCTTTAGTCCAGTATTCCCACAGCACATCGTCGCACTCTTGCTGGTACATGATCACAGTATCTCGAATTTCGGGATTAACCTTGTTTGGACTTATAGTCATTAACCATCCAAAAAGCTTACGAACAGGTAAACAAACCATATTGTACTGTTTACCATCTTTTCCAGTTGTCACTATTTCAGTGATAACTGAACTAAATCTTTGTTTTAACTTTTCATATTGTGATTGCCATGTGAGGCCCATTCCTTCAACAATTGGGCGCATTGCAGTAAATGGCTGATTGTTGAATTCAATAATTACTAAATCAGCACTATGAAAAGGTACATTAATTTGTGTTAAAGTACGCATGTTGTTGCTCCTATGCAATGACAGGCCTCGTTTTCTTTCCACGGACTGCGAGGCTTTTTTGTGGTTAAAAATTTACATATTGTTCTTCTGTTAGATTACTTAATAAATTAAAAAAAGTAGGTCGAGTTTCCTTAGTTAATTTCTGTCTAGGAAATTCACTTAATATTTTGACTGCTTCCACAGGATCTAACTGTGAAGTAAATGGAACTGATAATTGAATAAATGATGTTTTATCTGTTTCCAAAGCTGTATCCAGCACATCTTTTACTTCATTGTAGCGCGGCTTCCTTTGCGCGGTTAGGAAAAGTCCATCAAAAATAATATAAATCTCGTTTAATCCTGGTAATTGGACTTTCGCAATTGCTCCCATGAGGGGCAAATTAGTTTCAGGCCCGTCATCTCTACTAAACCCATCAGTAGGTGTACGATAAGTCGCAAATAAGATTACTTCTTGACAATTAGGTAGCTTCAAATAGTCGAGCAAATTAAGACAATTTCTCGTGGTATTACTTTCGTGATATCTGTGAGCAATTATTAAATCTTCATTATTGTAGAGCGAGGCAAGATAATTCGCATAGGGTAAATATCTTTGGCAAGATTTGGTTATGTAATCTGATCTAGAGGAGAAAAGATTTGAGTTATGTACTTTATCTTTTAGAAAGTCATCAATTTTTCGTGTTAAAGATATGGGAATTGTAACGTTAATCTTTTCAGTCTTTTCCGCATAGATTGATGTATCAATTGTTATGACATGAAAAAAAACATCTTTATCACGTTTTTTAAATGTTACTGAATTAATTTCAGTCGGCTCAGGAATATCAAGACCTTGGTCACTTAGAAAATCAAAATACTCAAGCGTCTTCTCATATACCTTCCTAATCACCTCGTCATAACTGGAACCAGTAGCATTAATATTCGGTTTATCAAAAAGTGCAGCCTCATAAATATCTTTTTTAAAGAAAGACTTAGATTCTGTAATCTTTACAGCAACTGTATAGTTTTTCACCAAGAACTCCTTTTGAATGATATTTCAGATTTTTAGACACCTTTTTTAATAATAGTTCTAAAAAAAATATTGTCAACAAATTTAAAATCAAATAGTTATTAATAAAAATTCAACTTATTGAAATTATTAATTTTAAATTTATAACCCCAAGATTCCAAAATTAAAGATTTATAGAGTTACAACTCTATACTGTGA